ATAGAGCGGCGACGGCGATGCTCGCATCGTTGTTCTGCTTGCTGAAGCCGATCTCGAACACCGATACGAGAGGCCGTCTTGCAGCACTCAGTCTCAGGCAACCCTTGCACCATCGGTGCTCAATTCGTGCCTCGCGTGCGCACGACGATTCTCACCACAGCACTCCTGTTCTACTCTGCCGCTCTAGCCCTGCACACCCGCGAGAAGCCACGAGCCGTCGATCGATCTCCGAGTCACAGCCGCTCTCACTCTCTTGCCACCAACAGACCACTTCACAGTTACCGCGACACCATCGGCAGGCTGCTGGAATCTCGTATGCGCCGCGTCTGTGACTCACCACACAACTGGCCTCAGCCAACTCCGTGCCGTCTTCTTCTTCGGCTTCTTCTTCGAGCACCACCATCACGAGTGTCGCCTTGCCATCGACGATGTCATATCGCCAATTGATGATCGACTCAGCGTGATACGCCTTGATGACCGGATGCCCTAGCGACTCGACCAATCGACAAACAGACCGTGTCGACCGACTGCGAGATTGTTGTTCAACGTCGCTTGCGACTGCTGATAGAGTGACACGCCCATACCATCACAGTCCTTGAGCAAATACTCAAGCTGTGTCGGCAACTCGGACACAGGGTCACGATGAAAAGCTAAGCCGACGAGCCCTTCGAGCGTGAACTGCGTTGCTGGATACCACACCGCACGTGTGCGATAGGCTTTGTTGCGCGCTATGTTCTCGACGCTCGCATCAGAGGCATTGAGTTGCGGCAAGTAGGTGTCGCTGCGTAGTGCATCGTCGCCGGACACTACGTCACGCACGACAGACCAGCGCTCTTTGATTGATTGAGGTACGCGATTGAACGAGACATCGGCAACGATGCCGGTAGATAGTGATGCCATGATGCTACTTGCCTTTGCTCAACCAACGCGTGAACGCACCGCGTATGCCACCGATCATCGCTTCTTGCTCTGCGTCCGCTGCGAGCGTCGTGTCGATGCGTGTCATGAGCACAGCACGCCACTCGGGTCTGCCCGGTGCCACTTCCGCAGGTAGAGCCGTGAGAAACTCCTTTAGCTCGCCCAATAGCAAGCGCTGATCTGGTGATAGCATAGCTTTCTCCTTTAACCGTTGGTGCTGAATCCCATGCGAATCGTCATCGCATCAGTTGCTTCTTTCAACAAGCGATAGCCCGCCTCGTCTGCGACGTGATCCTCTGCGTCGGTGTCGATGTCATCAGGATCACGCTCTAGACGCGGCAACACGGGTATCGTGCGAAAGAAATGCGGGCACGTGTTGAAGATGAACAAGCCTGCGTCTTCCATGCGTGGCTTAAGCGACGCTGCCATGCGCCCACGCATTAGGGACCATCGAGCTTTGCGTGAGCCCGGTGTCTTATCGGCCTTCGTCCAATACACACCGAGCGCTGATTGCTGCTTCGCTGGACTGTCGCCGTTGATCTCGTCGAAGATGCTGCTGTCCGCTGGCCCCGCAGAACACCGCATGTGCATGCCCCACTCTTTCTGTCGCTCGATGATGCCTTGTGCAATGGTTCGATCAGAGAGTTTCAATCCCTGATTAGGCTTGCCATTCCAACCATACCACTCGTTGATCCTGAACAGCGTACCTCGTGGATAGGACCAACGTCGACCGTCTGCGAGATAGCACTCTGTGCCGTCGCTCTCTGCCCACCATCCAACGCTGAACGGTTTGCTCGATCCCCAATCGAATGCACGATCAATCGCCCACGATGGGGGAATTGCGAAGGGCTCGATGACATGCACCTCACGACGCCACACGTCATCGAACATGCCACCGGCAACGATGTCCCAATCACCCTCAAGCATCGCACGCACGAGCGCAGGCGAGCCAAGACCCGCTAGCCTTGCCCGATACTTCGGATCAGCCTTGAGTAATGCCGGATTGTCCGCGAGTTTCGCAGGGATGAATGATCGGATCATGCCTCCGTCGTCTTCTTCCATCTGCCTAAGTGCGAACGGTGCGACGTTGTCTATGAACGAAGCCTTGACCCAATTGTGACCGATACCGCCTGGATTGCCACTCACCAGCACACGCGGGAACAAGCCTGCGTACTCAGGCGGGATATTGATGCCTACCATGCGCACACGTCCGCGCAGATAGGTATACATCGGCTCAGTCCAGTGTGTAATCTCGTCGATCAACAGAACGTGAATCTCTGCGCCTTGATAGTTATAGACATTGTGCTCGTATTGACAGTGGCACAGATGAATAACCGAGCCGTTATAGAAACGTATCTGCCCCTCTTGATAGTTGATCTTGACCCATCGAAAAAGAATCCACGCAGCAAGCAAAAGAGGAACGATGTCGGTCCCTCCATGTGATTCTTGTGCAAGTCAGGAAACGTGCGCCGGAAAATGTAGACCTGAAGCCCAGGTATGAGCACGCACCACGCAATCGCCGCAACGCGCATCAGGTAACTCTTGCCACCGCCCGCCGCACCACCATAGAGAAGCTCAGTCGCCTTCGAAAGAAACGCGAGCCCCTGCTTGTACTGCAATCGCAGAATCGAGCCGAGATCAGGACTCGGGTTCTGCGTCACCGGGCTTGCCCTCGATGGTCACACGCAACACCGGAGGGGCAAGAGGGGCACCGCCGGCGCCTGTGACCTCCGTTCGCGTGAGTTTGGGGGCAACGTACTCCGCGAGCTTGCCTATGAGGTCCACGGCCCGCGCAGGGTCCGCCGCGATAGGGTGCCGCACGACATCGCGCCCGCCTTCGGGTCGATCTAGGTACTCACCGGCCACACCGTTAGCGACTCGATCAAGCCACACGCGCACGTTGTCGGCGTTCTCGTCGATGAGGTCTTGCACAATCGTCTTGAACTCGCGAGTCACTTTGTTTTGCACACCTTCTTTGCGACCCGAGCCAGGATATTTGCGACCGCGAAGATTCCACCCAGGAGAGCGGTCTTCTTCGTCGGGTGTGTTTGTTTCGTCACTCATGATCCCTCTAAGAAACTCTGAAACAGAGCGGACAACACCGCAGAAGTATACCGGCAATCGCAACTTGTCAAGCGAACAACACCGGAGATCGACACAACTCAGCCCAAAACCTATCACTAAACGGCTATAACACTTAAATACTGAAACAGCGAAACAGTACGACAGATGCTTTTTAGGGTAAATCGCCCTTAGAAATGCATTTACTAGAGAGAATAGGCCAAAACGCATCTGTCGTCCTGTTTCACTGTTTCACCCCCCTTGCCGGTGTGTTCTTTGGTCCTTTAGCTTAGAACGGAGTATTTTCGTCGTGCTCAGTGCCCACCCCTGATCTCGGACAGAAGTCGTCGACCTTGTTGCGACAGCTTGACCCATCGCCACACGTAACCACCTTCGGTGTTTGCTTCTCAATCATGGGCGACATCTTCAATTGACCTTCAACATCGTTTGACCACATGCGTATGTTTTCTTTAAGATAGCGTATGAGTTGCCGTTGATTTTTTGGGTGTGTAATACCCTGTGATTTGCACCATGCTTGATAGAGCTTGAAGAACAGACCTCGATCAATTTGACAACCCTGTACGTAATCTTTCATCGCAGCGTACTTTGCACGCTTTTCTTCTGATCCACCGGAACACTAACAGAGTCCAACTCGCTAGTCTCTGCCGGTGTCATGTATTCTGTGACCTCCTGCACAAACGCGCCGACATCATCCATGTCCCTGCGGTGTAGTGCAATCTGATTCTTGATGCTGCCCGGTACAACGAGCCCTTCAGCGAGATACTTCGGCACACCGGCAACAGCCCAGCGCAACACCGCTGATCGACCTTCAGGTGACTTGCATCGCTCTAGTAGTTGTTGATCCCATTCATACTTAGCCTCACCGAGCAACACTTCATCCTTCGGTCGAATCGTGCCGGTGTCGGCGTCAGAAACAAGCGAGCCCATATCGCATCATCATCGGCGGGCACCTTTGGCTTGTAGTTAGTCGCAAGCGTGATCTTGTGCGTGATCGTGAATGTCTTCAAGTCCCTATGCGAGTGACGTGCCGTGATGGTGTCATCGCCGGTAATCGCTTTAATCACTTCAGGCTTAAGGTCTGCGTGTTCTCCTGTCTCAGACCCATGAGCAAAGCGAGCACCGTTCAATCCCGCTAGCGCATACAAATCATTATTGTCTGTGCCGAACTTCTTTATCTCCATGAAGCCTCGCGGCAACTTAAACGCATACGCACCGAGTGCCGTCGCAATCGCGTCAATCAGCAAGCTCTTGCCGTTACGTCCTTTGCCGAACAGAATGAGAATCGCGTGATCTCGACGCAAGCCAGTGACGCTGTAGCCGAACCATTTATGCACGAAGTCATATATCTCTTCATTGCCATCGAATATCTTTCGCACCGCTTCTTCGAACCATGAGTAGTCGACATCAGGGTCATACCATGTGCCAGTGCTCTTCGTGAGGTAGTCATCCCTTCTGCGGTGTCTGAATTTGCCGGTGTTCAAGTCGACTGCGCCGTTCTCGCAATTCAACAACAATGGGTTCGCATCAAGAGCAACACGTTTCTCAATGAGCGTCGACAGCAAGTGCTTGTGTGACATGCTCGCGATGTCTCGAATCGTATTGGCCTTGCCACAGCGCTTGACCAACGACATCAGTGCAGCGTGTTGCGGTGCAAGTGCCTGTCGTCTCTCTGCCGTCACGCCTATGCTACTCATCTCATCTTGAATCTCGATCAATCGCATCTTGTGATGGTTCACAACATCTTTCGCGAGATCATGAATCTTCTCGATCACATGATGGTTTCGCCACATTCGCTGCTTTCTGCTGAACACGAAAAGCTCTGCGCCTTGGAATCGAGTTGTCCATGCAGAACATATACCCGTTATCGCGCACGAATTCGTGCATGAGATCGGTGTCTAATATCCCGGTGCCATCGACAGTGATGTGTCCTGAGTTGTCCGGTCCAAGGTCTTCCGGTTTATCCGCTGGCTTTAGGCGTTGCTGCCTTAAGAGTTCTTTGTCATGCTCAGTGTCGGACCAAGGATCGACTGAATCTGTCATGCGTTATCTCCGTAGAACGGACCGCGATTTCGCTCGCCCTGTTCAATGATCGTGTCGGCAACCCATGATTCAAGGTCGCCCCAATTCTTTGCCTCACAATGCCCATGATGGCACTTGAAGCCGCCCATCCATCCATTCGCCTTCATCGGTGGCGCAACGGCAGTGCCAGTGTTGCTGCGTGCGGTGTGATGCGCAATCCAAGGACAAGTAATATCCATCCAACCGCTGCCGGTTGCATGCTTCACAAGACCCAGGAATTTGATTGCATCGCGCATGATCTTGAAGCACCGAATGCGCTCTTGCGTCACACCGTCATCAGGCTCGACGTATGACCTGTGTCGCTCTGTGATGTGGAACGCATCGCGTATATCATTCCACGGTGTGCGCGATTCAGGACGCCACACCCACACCTTGCATTGCCACGGTCCACCGTCACGCGGCTTGCCGTTGATACCTTCAGGCAGACGAAGCACGCGAGTAACACCGGCCATGCCTGGATCGACACCGCCCGCAGTCAATGATTCAATGATGCGCTTGAATGCCATCAGCAACGAGATCACCATTGCTCTGCGGTGCTTCGAGAAAATAGGATACTTGGAAGTTGCCCGGCGATGTCTCGATGACAAGCGTAGGCAGAAGATCAGTCGGCAATGCTGTGCTGCGGTATCTTCGTGCCGACATCGTCGATCATGATGCACCACGTTCGCGAGAATTGTGCTTTGCGTCGTTTGAAGCGGCCCTTCTTCTTCGCGAAAGCTACTGATGGCGACATAGTTGTTGCGGTCATGATGCAATGGACATGCGCCGCCATTCCAAGGCGTGCCACTCCATGCTTTAGGTGATGCTTCGCTGGGATTTCCTCTCACAGAACAGAGAATTGCTCTCTCTTCTGGTCCTAGTCCTTTGAACAATTCGGCTAGGACAACGGAATTAGTTATGCCGTCAAGTGCGGGCATGCTTTCTTTACCTTTCTGGGTTAGCTCATCGGTCCGCCCGTAGGCTGGTCGTACATTCTACACGGATTCCCCAGGATTGCAACCTGCTCATCCATTGGGGTTATTGACATAGCTCGATTCTCTGCTACAGTCTCGCCTACCAACCCAGAAAGGACAGAAATGGAACTCAGATGCCTATTCGAGAACGAGAAGTACGTCGTGTGCACGCTCACCGGCAGTGGTGCGTTACGCACTGAAGGTGTAGAAGTCGTTGACAAAGAACATCACATCGCCACGTACTCTCACGGCAAAATGCGCCGAGTGTTCTTGCGTCAAGTCGCAGACTGGCGCGAAAAATCCCCACAAGAAGAAGAGGTCGAAGCACGTCTCGACGAGTTTCTCGTGCTCAACACAAATCCGTTGACGCTACACTAGACACAAACAAAACAGAAAGCGATGAAATGAACGCCCCTCCTAGCACTTGGCCTAACGCTTGGCCTAATTCTTCTGTGCAAGCAATTGACATACCCATCGGCTCTCAATTCGGCAAACTCACCGTCATAAGGCAAGCAAACAACATCGGCAAAAATCGCGCATTCCTTTGTGAATGCGAATGTGGAACACTCAAGACCGTACAAGGACGATACCTGCGCCTGGGCACAGTCAAGTCGTGCGGTTGCTCGCGCAAAGGTGATCCAAAGAGCGCGCACCCGCTGTACTTCATTTGGAAAGGCATGCATAAACGCACGACCAACCGAAAGCACACGGCTATCAGACATGCGGTGCACTTGGCATCAGAGTGTGCGAACGCTGGAATGACTTCGACAACTGGCTCGAAGACGTTGGACCGCGCCCGCCTAACACGATCTTAAGTCGCCTCGATCAAAAGAAGGACTACACACCCGAGAATACACGTTGGCTCACTGCCGTACAGAAGCGTGCTGTACTTCATCCGAAAAGCACCCATGCTGCACCCGCTACCGCCGCCCCTACCGCCGACGTTTAAGTACAAGACCGAGCCACGCGGCAAGCAACGCGATGTCATCGAGACAATGTGGGACCGGCCAGCGCTCGCGTTCCTATGTCGTCCCGGCACCGGCAAGACAAAGATCGGCCTCGATCACGCTGCGGCGAACTTTCTCGCTGGACGCATCGACGCACTCGTTGTTATCTGCCCCGACGGTGTCGACCGGCAGTGGATCGAAGAAGGCGTGCCGAAGCACTGCGCTGTCCCGACGGTGTGTTGCAACTATTATGCGAAGATGGGTGTGCGCGCCTACGCACAACTTGAGCGACTCGTGCTGGCAACACCGCCGCTGGGTGTGATGTTCATTCTCACAATGAGCTTCGATGCATTGCAAACGCCACGCGGCAGAAAGATCATCGCACTATTGCAAACCGTGAAGCGCTATATGTGCGACGACGATGAGAGCCACCGCACGAGCAATCCGCGCAGCGATGTATACAAGGCAATCAAACCAGTAATGCGCATGGCCCGCATTCGTCGCATCGGCACAGGCACACTCCTGCGGCAAAACCCGTTCTCTGCATACGGTCAGTTTGAACTAATGGGCGACGCGATGCTAGGCTATTCATCACTCGCATCATTCAAGTCGACCTATGCGCAAATGCTTGGCCCGAATAATCCGCTGGTCAAACACATTGAGAAGGGACTCGCAGAGAAAGGACGCTTGCGCCGAGACAAGAACGGCAACCCGATTCATCCCGCCATCATCGCGAAGGACGAACTAGACCGGCCCATCTATCGCAACCTGGGAGACTTGCGCAAACGCCTGGAACGCGTGTCAGCATTCCTCACGCTCGAAGATGTCAACGGCACTGAGCCCATCGTCAATGAAGACCCGCGTTACGTGATGCTAGACCCGGATCAGCAGACGCTCTACGATCAGTTGATTCGATGGGGCGTCGCGCAGGCTCCTAGCGGGCAACTGACGGCTGAAGGTGCCTTGGCATTGGGAACCCGGTTGTCGCAGGTTGTGGGCGGTTTTGCGCCGTCTGACGACGATCCGAAGGCCCGCCCGATCACGCCACCGGGCGTGAATCCGAAGGTGCAGGAACTCTTGCAGATCGCGCTCGAATGCGAAGGCGAAAAGCTGGTCATCTGGTGCCGCTTTAGCGCCGAGATCGACACCGTTGTGGACACGCTCAAGCAGACCTACGGCGACGCGGCTGTGACGCAGTATCACGGGCGCATCACATCGAACGAGAAGGACGCAAGTAAGCGCCGGTTCATCGACGATCCCGCATGTCGCTTCTTTGTAGGTCAGCAGAAGTCAGGCGGCACCGGCCTCGACGGCTTGCAGGGTGTGGCGAGCTACATGGTTTTTTACTCGAATGACTACAGCTACCTTGAACGCCTGCAAGCCATCAGCCGACTCGCGAGAACAGATGGCGCGAACACGGTGCAGGTTTACGACCTGATCGCGCAACACACCGTCGACGAAGAAGTCGTGCAGTGCCTCAAGGCCGCACAAGATGTCAGCGAAGTTGTCCTACAGGCGGCTATTTCGCATGTCTGGACATGAAGCGCCTCCTCTCAACTATAATCAACAGTCTCACCAGTCCCAGAAAGGGAACATCATGAAATCCGGCAAAGTTTTTATCACGCAGAACCCGATGCGTCGCAACGTCTACAACGAGCTTGTGTATAAGTACGACTTGACAGCCGCTCGTGAGTACGGCAGTCTGGAAGTCTTGCTTCCGTCAGGCCCGGTGTTGATCTCTCCGCAACTCTCCATCATGAAGATGCGCGAGAAGCTGCGCGACTTCAAGCCGAATGATTGGCTGCTGTGCCTGGGTGACCCAGTAGTCATCGCCGCAGCAAGCGCAATCATCGCAGAGGTGAACGGCGGCGTCGTGCCCGCGCTCGTGTGGGATAGACAGGTGAAGAAGTACCTCTCTATCGTGATCGACATTCACCCGCAAGTGGCAGAAGCAGCATGAGCGACCTAGCACACCTACGCCCGGACAACGACGAGAACAACTGCACCACCTACGGTGATCCGGAGAACCAGACCGGACGAGCGCACTCGTGGATGTGGGAGAGTGGCGAGAGCAATTGGCGCGTCTGCACCACATGCGGTCGACGCGATTGGAATAATCGTGCACGTCCGCCAACACCGGCAGAAAAACCCGTGGCATAATCTCAACTCACACACAGAAAGGCAATCATGCTGATACGAAAGCAGAGCGTGCTCACGCAAGAGTGGCACACGAGAGACATCCCCGTAACGCACGAACAACTCGCTGCCTGGAAAGACGGCGGGCTCATTCAAAACGTCTGCCCAAATCTCACACCAGATGAACGGCAATTTCTCATGTCCGGCGTGACGAGTGCCGAGTGGGAAAAAGCATTTGGCGACGAGAACAACGTCAACCCCGACGATCTTCGCAAGATTGCGATGACGATGGGCAAGAACGTCATCATCGTTTCGGGCAAGCTATGACACCGAAACAAATCGACGACGAACTCAAAGCCCGCTGGTGGGACCGGCTACGCAGGAACACTGCCGAACTCAAGAGCACTGACCCTGAAGTCGCGGCACTCCTCGAACATCACATGACCGTTGCTTTACTCGCAGAAGAGGCAGCGACGGCGGATCGTATGGCCGGTCGCATCTTGACTGACGCCGAACTCGAAAAGCATCTTGAAGCCGTGCTCAAGGTGAACCTATCTGCCACACGCCCAGGTTAGACCTTTAACGCAGTGGCATTGGCCTGGGCACGCGACCAACTACCCGCCATTAACAGAAAGGACATCGTGTCATACATCCCTGAAGAAGAACCAACCGACGAAGACTTCTTGCGTCATGCACGCAAGGTGCTGCAACTATGCGTCACCGTCAACCCCTACGGCTCAGCGAATAACGCCGAAGCAGCGCGCAAGGTTCACGCCGAAGCCTACGAATTGATCGAAGCCTTGAACAAGCGTCTCGATCTACCGAAAGCCCAAAATGATCCACGGCCCGATCAAACAAGACACTGACTACGTCGAACTTGAGACGGGCATCACCTACACAGTGCTTGCCGCCAACGAAGACGGCATCATCCACACAGACACGGTGCTCGAAGTGCTTGGCACTGAGGTGCCATGCGTTGTATACTACAGCCCCACACGCGTGACAAAAACAATCGTGTGTGCAGAAACAGCATTCAGAGAAAGGTTTAGAGAAACATGACAGACCCAGACTTCAGCGGCGTTACAGCCGAAGCCCCAAAGAAGATCACTTGCAGATGCTCGTGCGTATGGCGAGCACGCTGCGCGACAAGTTGCAAGAAGTCGCCGATGCACAGGCCGAACTCGACCGGCTCACGGCGGACTTGAACCGCTATCAACTCAACGTCTTGCCCGAAGCGATGGAGCTTGCCGGTGTCGCCAATTACACGCTATCCGATGGCACAAGGCTGATCGTGCGCGACGACGTGAAGGCGAACATCACCATCGAGAACCGCCCGTATGCACACAAGTGGCTGCGCGAGAACGGTCATGGCGGTGTCATCAAAGAATCGTATGTCGTTGACGTGCGCACGTTGACCGAAGAACAACGTCAAGCGCTGTATAACGCAATAACGGGCTATGATGTCACGCTGGAAGATGTAGAATCTATCCACGCATCGACGCTCAAAGCGTTAGTGAAGGAATTGCTGGAAAAAGGCACCGCTCTGCCGCCTTCGTTCAGCGTGTTCAGTTTAAGAAGGCAGAGTTAAAGACCACATCAAAGAAAGCATCGAAATGACAGACGACCGCAATTGACACCCGCAGGCATCAGCGAACGCAATCATGACGCCGAAGCCTACTGGCGCAGTGACGACAGCAACAGATAACGACTTCAGCGGCTTTGCCGGTGAAGGCTTCGCAGGCGCGACAAAGGACGATCTCGCGATTCCCTTTCTCGTGATCCTGCAATCGAACTCGCCGCAAGTCAAAGCGCAGCGAAGGCGAGTACATCGAAGGTGCCGCGAAGGCATGCTGTTCAACAGAGTGACGAAGGAACTCTACGACCCGGTGAAGAAGCCGCTCTACGTGATCCCGTGCGCCTATGATCGGCACTTCGTCGAATGGCGCATTCGCGAGAACGGCGGTGGCTTCAAGGGTCAGCACTCGGTCGAAGAAGGCGAGCGACTGCTTGAGAAGAGCATGCGCGACGACAAGAATCGCGACATCATCGAGAGTGGCAATCAACTCAATGACACGCGCACGTTCTATGTCATGGTCTACAACGAAGAAGGCTTCGCGACACCGGCACTCATTACCATGACCTCGACGCAGATCAAGAAAGCGAAGTCATGGTACATGCAGCAGAACATGCTCAAGCTCAAAGGCCCGAACGGTCCCTACACGCCTCCGATGTACGCTTCGAAGTGGCGCATCACCACCGTGCCAGAGAGCAACGAGAAGGGCTCGTGGATGGGATGGGCGTTCACGCATGCAGGCTATCTCAAGGGTCCACAAGACCCGATCTCATCGAAGCGCAGAAGTTTGCCAAGAGCGTGAAGTCCGGCGAAGTGAAACCTGACTACGAGAAGGCTCCGGACCTGGGCGGCAGAGAGCCCGGTGTCGACGACGACATCCCGTATTGATTAACCCGCACGGCAACAGGTGCGTTAAGCTCGCGGAGGGAGTGATGGTACGTCTCCCCACGGTCTACCGCGAGCACTGAAGACATTCTCTGTGCTTCGTTTTCTCGTCCTGATGGCGCGGATTACACTGCTTCTGGCAGTGATAATCTGCGCCATTACTTTTTTATACCTCTTCTTCTTCACAACACTATGAGCCACGAACGCTATAACTATCCCGAGTGCATCATTACCGGCTGCTTGTTTCAGGACATCTCACAAGGCAGGTTCATTGTAGCCGACCTACACCGCCTGGGTGACTGCTACGTCATCAGTGGCAATGCCCCAGGTGGCGACGCAGCCTGGACCTATGGCGAGCCAAAGCACCCTATCTATGACCGGATCATCTCAGTCGACAACTCTGCCTACTTCGAGCGTCGCGGTGTGATCGTCTTCACGACGCGAGTTGCTGTGTTCAACAAGACCGCAGAAGACTACGTCGCCGGAATCATGCGGTGGCCCGAGCCGACAGCGACCTAATCGCTCTACAATTTGTTGCATCTCTTTTGGCAGTGCGATGAATAACAGTCGAGTTATCGGCTACATTAACTACATCGCACTTCCGCGATACAACAAACAAGCACAGAAAGGCTTACCATGAAATCCTACGAACTCGACACCAATGCCCCTATTCTTGAAGAAGGAACCACCGTGACCGACACCGCAACGCTCAGCCCCGCAGCCGACAAGACTGATGACGTGACCACCGACGTGACCGCGCCGGAAGAAGGCAGCAACTCGATTCTCGGCGCAGCCGAAGATGTTGCCAACACGCAAGCCACCCGCACCACCATCGGCAAGAAAGTGAAAGAACGGCGACGAAGCGCGTCGCAACGTCGCCGGAACTGCTGGCTAAGGCCCGCGACTTCGCTGCCACGCTCGACCCGCTGGTGCGTACCGGCAAGATGTCCCGCGTCGCCTTCGTTCGTCAGCTTGCTCTCTGGGATGAGAAATCGCTGACTCGCGGTGATGTGCTGACGATCACGTCCGATCAAGCGCTGGGTATCAGCCCTGCCACGGCAAGCACGCAATTCCAATTCGCCCGCAGCAACCGCTTCAACGAAGCCGCTGACCGTGGCACGGATCGTGAAGCCGAGATCGCAGCCCGCACCGCGAAGAAGCTCGAAGCAGCACAAGCGAAGATCAAGGCCCGCGCAGAACGCGAAGCGCAGAACCGCCTGGATCGCGAAGCGAAAGAAGCTGAGCGTGCGAAAGCCGCTGAAGATCGCGAAGCAGAGCGCCGCGCCAATCACGAAGCGAAAGAAGCCGCCCGCGTGAAGGCAGCAAACGAACGCGAAGAGATGCGCCGCGCCGCTCGTGATGCGAAAGAAGCCGCTCGCATCAAGGCTGCGAAGGAACGCGACGAGATGCGCGAGTCTCTGCGCGAAGCCATGCTCAAGGCCAATCGCGAAGCACGCGAGCAAGCCGAGAAAGAAGTGCAAGCCCGCATCGCTGCCGCTGCTGGCAAGTCGACAGAAGAATAATCACCACCGGCAGGGGCTCGCAACCCCTGCCCCCTGACAGAAAGGAAAGAAGTCATGCCCATTGACCGCGCAAACAAGCCGTATGACCCGCAGGATCGCCGCAGACGCGAGATCGACGGTTCACCCATGCCAACCCACACAGACCATGACGACGGACCGTTTAGCGCCCGCCTAATGCGTCCGCCGCCGAAGCCCGGTGTTCCGCTTGCCGTGCTGGCCTGGACCGTTTTTTTCGCGAGCATCACCTTCGCGACCATCGTTGCCTTCGTGATCGCATATTGGCCGACGTGAGCAAGCCACCACACGACAACGCACCGACGCCACGGGATAAACCCCTACCGCCCCGTGACCGTCCGGACCGGCCCCAGGAGCCGAAACCCCGAATTGTCGGGATACAATAGAATTCCGTACACCAGAAAGTAATCGTGAAACTGCTCGTCTATCCCCTCGACAACACCGAGAATGCGCATCCCTATTACCCATTGAGCGTCGAAGGCACGCCCGATGAATTGACCGACATCGTTAATCAAGTGATTCTTGATGACGAGAATCTAGAACAAGAGTCAGTGCGATGCAACATGATGGGACTTCTGCCCCCTGACGCATCGCTTCACGAGTTGGTCAAATGGGTGAATCGACACAGCCGCGAGATCGCTGTGCAATTAGACAGCTAATTATTTTTGCCGGAAACTTCAACCGGCATCAATTTTCGAGTACATTAACTCATCGGCTCACGGTGAGTCGATAAAACAGAAAGCACGAAATGATCCGCCACCTCGAAATGACTCCCGCCAAGACCTACGCAACCCGCGAAAACGCCATCAAGGCTGTCGAAAAGGCTTTCGCCAATCGTCAGACCCGCGACGAGCGTCTTGACTTCGTCGTCGTTGTAAATGCTGAAGGCCGCTTCTTCCCTATGTTCCTGGGCGAGCGTGCAATTCAAGCTGGCATGCATTTCCATTTCTGCGTCGCAAACTAAATCAAAATCAAGGGGCACGCTGTGCCCCGCAGGAGAACGTGTGTCGTATTTCAAGAGCATTCCCGCGCGCCCGAACTGCATCTACTGCGGCAAACCCGTCGCTGATGAAGCGTGGGATGAAGAGTCGCATTCATGGTTTAGCTATGGCCCGAACTGCATGCTGTCGCATCCACAAGGACGCTACGCCGTGCGCATGACAGAAGGCGACCTGTCGATTCTGTATTCTGTGCGCCTGACGACGATGACGCGTGCAGAGTCAATGGCCGATTACCTGACGAAGTCGAACCCGCAGTACAAAGGCAGGATCAAGTTCGAAGCCGTCGACCTTGGCAAAGGCATCGCGAACGAGTGCAAAGCACTGCACCACTAATCAACAACACGAGGAGAAAACAATGAGCTATGAAGACTACGCACGCAACATCAAAGAGAAAGCACGTGCCGCACGACGCGACGAAGTTCTCGCAACAATGCGCCCGCTGTACGATGCCGCACGTGCGCACATCATGGTCGACTTAAAAGAGCACGGGCTCGTCGAAGCCATCCGGCGTCATGAGATGCGCAAACTCGCAATCGAGCGAACCGCTACAGAAACACTCTGAAACAAGAAAGATGAGCCTGAGCTTTGGCACGGGCTTATTCCGACCTATAATTCATTCACGCAACAACGAGTTGCGGTAACAAAATCTTCCACAGAAAGGCCAATCATGTCTAGACTCATCGCTCTCTCTAACGACCAACTTCTCAAAGTCGCGCCGTCGATCTTCTCCGAAGAGCCCGCACCCGGCGCATCTTCCCGCTATCAATTCGTGCGCACCGCCGATGTCATCGACACCATGCGCACCGAAGGATGGGAAGTCGTTCAAGCATCGCAATCGAAGACCCTGTCTGCTGACAAGAAACCCTACGCGAAGCACCTCGTGCGCCTCGTTCACCGCGACTACCTCGAAGGCAAGTTGCAAGTCGGCGACTACATACCTGAAGTGGCGATGACGAACAGCCACAACCGCACATCGGCCTACGAGATGATGGCAGCACTGAAGGTGCTCGCATGCCTGAACGGCATGATGATCCCTTCGACTCAGTACGGTCGCATTCGCGTGCTGCACAACGATCCGCGCATGATGGATCACATCATCGACGGCACCGATCTCATCCGCGAAGTGCACGCGAACCACGCTCTGCCGCGTATCGAGAAGATGCGCGCCATCGAGTTGACGAAGCAACAAGCTGCTCGACTTCGCCACGGGCGCAACCCTCCTGAAGTGGGGCGAGAAGCGTGAAGATCACGCCATGAGCTTGCTCAACGTGCGTCGCGTCGAAGACGACAACATGACGCTCTGGTCGGTGTTCAACCGGGTGCAAGAGAACGCCATGAAGGGGGGCTACGCCTCCCAGGATCGCGCAGGACGCAACGTCACGACGGCGGGCATCACCTCAGTGAACCGTGACATCAACTTCAATCACGGGCATCTGGACGTTCGCCAACAAGTGCTCGACATCGTCGCAGCGTAACGTGTATAATGGGGCTTCGGCCCCAGCATCAACAGAAAGGATCATCATGCTACACATCGACGGCGACACCGCCCGCAACGCACTCAAGGAGACCGAGCTTCACACGTACACAGGCGAAGCGTCAAGCCTGGGTCTGCCCGATAATGTGTGGCCCGCATACACTTCACATCGCCGACATCGGCAACGGTCTTCCCCTTTTCCGCATGGACTACATCATCGAAGATGTAGACGTGCTCATCGCTGTCGACTACCGACAGCATTGCGGTGTTATCACCGTGCGCATCTTCAACGACTAACCCCTCAGAAAGAACTGAAATGAAAACCATCGTCATCCTCCTCGTCGCCGCAATCGCACCTACAGTTGCACTCGCCATGCGCTGCACGCAACAGAGCTATCAGCAGAACGGCAAGACCGTCTACTGTCAGACCTGCTGGGACAACCACGGCAACAGCCAAACAACCTGCTACTAGCAGCCAAAAACAGAAAGCACCATCATGAACAGCGCAGCAATCGCAGGTTTTATCTTCGGCACGTTCATCATCCTATTTTTCATCGCCCTTTACTTCGTTCCAACGATCATCGCCGTTCTTCGCAAACACCGCAACACCGGCGCAATCGTCGCACTTCAACGCGTTACTAGGCTGGACGATGATTGGATGGGTGCTTGCGCTTGTCTGGGCTCTGATGGTGCCAAACAAGGAATGCGCATCATGAACATCACCCCTTGGAAAAATTGGCCCGAGTCACAACGCAAGCGTGTGCTTGATGAGATCGCACTACTCGTGCAAACGACGATCACATCCTTCGACAAGAGAGTCAAGTCGTTCGCGCTGCGCTCTATGAGCTATACCCTTACGCCGTCGCGAATGCCGACTACGATCATCTTGTGCGCGACATCGTCGCCCACATCGACGCCGAAGTAGAAGAGCGTAAACGCAAAGAAGACCCTCTGCATTGATATGGGCTACTACATCACACACTCACTCGCGAACGGACTGACCTGTCGCCTGTCGGCAAGCCGCCCAGGTGAATACGCCGTCTATGACCCGACAGGCAAGTTCTACGCGTATGCAAAGAACATCAAGCTCGCGCATGCAATGGCGAAAAATTTTTTTGGTCAATGCGCCGAAGGTTGAATAACTGATCTATAATTGCTCATCAACACAGAAAGGCTAAATCATGAAACTCTCTCACGCAAACAAGTTCAACATCGGCGACACGGTGCGCGCATACGAATTCCAACCCTGCGCCGGACGCAACGACTGCTACCATGAAGGCAAAGTCGTTGAGACGAGCAACCGCGACCACGGCTATGACGCCTACATCATCGAACTCACCCGGCACGTTTTCGACGGCGAAGCAGTGAGCTTCCGCGCTGGCTGTCTCGTGATGGTGCCGCACATGCTCGCTTCTCGCGACTACTCGCATCGCATCATCGGCCTGTAAGAACAAGGAAAACAAGCGTGACAAAGGCACTTATCGTTTTCGTCGCGGTGTTGAGCTTGTCATCGCTTGACCTGTTCGCCGCTGAAGCAGACTTGAACATCGCGACGTGTTTCACGTACATGATGCAGACGCATCGTCACGACGGTGCCAAGGTAGTCGCTCGAAAGGTGACTGACCTCGACGCCGTTCAACACTACTTCATCTCAGCGCTACGGAGCAAAGTAAATCCCGCCGATGGCAACGTCGCTTGCCTTAAGATCGGCGTTGATCCAAAGAATTATAGAATTCTCACCACGCAGAAGGACGACTGAAATGCCGACACACTACACATCCGACGCAAACCCGACGAACATGCAAACGCAAGCCGGACCGAAGAAACCACCGGCACCGCAACCGCCGCCGCCACCACCGGCACCCGCGCCAGGACCAACGAAGAAGAAGACGAAGAAGTGAGCATCGAGTCGCCGCAATCCGACTTCTTCTGGGAAGAGTTGCAGGCGAAGGACTTGCAGATAAAGCGGCCTAAGAACCGCTTGACACCGCTGATCCCTGACACGGGCTGGGTCGCGCCTAACGCATTCCCGCGCCTGTCTGACGCCCGCGTGCTGGGTCTGGACACCGAGACGAAGGATCGAGCCCTTCTCGAAAAGGGACCGGGCTTCAGGCGCGACGGCGAAGAAGGCGCGCACATCGTGGGCATGAGCGTCGGCACGCTCGATGGTGGACGCTGGTACTTCCCCATGCGGCACACCGTCGCACCGGAGCAGAACCTCGATCCTGCGCACGTGCTGGCATGGGCACGCGACAACCTCTGCACCGAAGGTCAAGCCAAGGTCGGCGCGAACCTGTCCTATGACGTTGACGCCTTGTGGAGTGAAGGCGTGCCCGTCACCGGGCCATTCATCGACGTGCAGCATGCAGAAGCGCTGATCGACAGCAATCGCTTCACGTACAACTTAGATGCTTTGTCGACATCATACCTGGGCGAGACGAAGAAGAAGAGCGAACTCGCGAAGTGGATCGAGCTAGCGTATGGCGACGACAATTATCGCGCATACATCTGGTGTGCACCGCCTTGCCTAGTCGGTCCCTATGCTGAAGGCGACGTTGACTTGCCGCTTCGCATTTGGGCCAAGCAACGCTTGATCCTTGAGCAACAGTTGATGATGGGTCTGTTCGATCTCGAAACAGAACTCATTCCGATGATGGTGCAGATGCGGCAAGCCGGTGTGCGTGTCGACATCGAATATGCCAAGCAACTCGACGACGAACTCACTGCCGGTATTCTCGAAGCAGACATGCGTCTGCGCGGCATCTCAGGCGGGCTGCTTCACAATCTCGATCCAGACAAGGACATCAGCACAACCCATCTCGCGCAACTATTTGACGCTGCCGGTGTTGACTATCCAAAGACTGCGAACGGTCGACCGTCGTTCGTCAAGGGATGGCTTGAGCGCATCGGACATCCAGCGGGCGAGCTTGTGCGACACCGCCGTAAGTTGCAGAAGTACCGCAACACGTTTGTCCGATCATACATCCTCGATAAGCATGTCAACGGTCGCGTGTACGCGCTCTTTCACCAACTCAAAGGCGACGAGAACGGCACCGTATCGGGCCGCTTCTCTTCATCGCTGCCAAACCTACAGAACATTCCTTCTCGCGATGAGGTGTGGGGACCGCGCCTGCGTGCGCTGTTCATTCCCGAAGAGGGGCAGCAATGGGTGCGCCACGATTGGTCGCAGATCGAGTATCGCTTCTTAGCGCACTACGCACGCGGACCGTCCGGCGAAGTCGTGCGCGAGCGTTACCGCAACGATCCATCGACCGACTTCCACGAGATGACGCTCGATCTCGTTGCGCCGTTCGCTAAGTGGGACATCAGCACACCGCCGCGCCGCAAGCTATGGCGTAAGCCGGTGAAGAACATCAATTTCGGGCTCGTGTACGGCATGGGCATCGACACGCTGATTGAGTACCTAGGCCTGTCGCGTGAAGAGTCCGAAGCCATCATCACGAACTATCACGACGCTGTTCCATTCGTGCGTGCCACATACAACAGCGCGAAGAACCGTGCGAACGAGCGTGGCTACATCACGACATTCGGTGGCAGGCGTGTGCGCTTCAATTTGTGGGAACCGCGATTCAACACGCTGCGCAAGACTGCACTGAAATACGATGACGCTGTCGAAGAGTGGGGACCGCGAGTCTCACGCGCCTACACTCACAAAGCATTGAACGGTCTATTGCAAGGCAGCGCAGCGGACCTGATGAAGACCGCGATGCGGGACATTCATCGCAGCGGAGCAACGAAGGTTGTCGGCGTGCCAAAGTTAACTTGTCACGACGAGTTAGGCCATAGCGCCAACGCAAGCAGAGAGCATCAAGAGGCTATTAGCGAAGTTAAACACATCATGGAGAATTGTATGACATTGACCGTTCCAATAATCGCAGAACAATCACGCGGCAACAATTGGGGAGACTGCACATGATCTATGAACTCTGGTCGACTGAGACAGACATGCTGCTTGGCACAATTGATGTGCCACAACACGTGAGTGAAGAGATCGGCGAGCGTGTGAACATCAAGACAAAGGGATGGGTAGAGACACACGACGGCAGACGATTCAATGCCATCGAAGTGCTCGTGTGCAAGATGAAGATCAACAAGAAAGACTATTGGGCACTCGAAACAAACTTGCCGCGCCTCTTCGTCAATCGGCTCGAAGGCTTTGCGCCGAAGCTAGAACGTCCCAGCGCAGCGCAAATTAAATACATTAACGATCATGAGTAAGGCATACGACAGGATCGACCACTATTTGCGCAACAACCTCAACGACGCTGACTATGCCGAATATTCGGAAGCGCTCGAAGAAGTCTACGCAACCGACAGCCGGTGGCCGAATGATGCAGGACTGTCCTGGGATGGTCATCGCATCTCAGGTGACAAAGAAAGCATCGCCGCCGTTCAACGTGCACTGCATGAAGCGAGCACAGTTGAATCATTGAAAGATCGAATCAAGGAACTAGAGGCACGTCATGCACGAAGCTAACCTCATCAAACTACTTGAGCACATCGACATCAAAGCGCAGGCAGGGTTGTGTCAGATGACGCATGCCGGTGCACGATGCTTCTTGCAGGACATTCGCTACATCGTCAAAGAAGCGCTGTTGCGCGAAGGCGAGACACAATGGATGAAGTCGGATTCTGGTCAGAACGCATCAGGCCAAACCTAACGAAGTCGTGTCAGGCGTTAGGTCTGCGCTTTCACTTCGAGCGCATCGAGAACATCGTCGCCGATGGCACACCGGACGTGAACTACTGCATCGACGGTGTTGAAGGTGGCATCGAACTGAAGTACAACGACACCGCACCGGGCGACACCGCCCAGGTGCTTAGGATCGGGCGCGGCATGCGCCGGTCCCAGATCGTCTACGCGGCTCGACGGGTCTGGGCCGGTGGCCGGTGCTGGTGCCTGATCGGCAACCAGCGGGCGACGTGGCTCGTCGATCTACGCGGGCTGACACCCGAGGAGATGGCGGACCTGTCTGTCGCCAGTGCCGCACGCCTGCGCCAGATCGCGACGTGGCACTGCGGAACGCGCATGGGTGCTACCCTACCCCTAGCGCTGATCGAACGCCTGCCCAGGCTCGATCTCTGAGCGTCACTTCTCCTCTTCTTCCTGTTCCGGAAAAAGCGGCACATAGCTGACAGCGTTTGCTTTCACGCCGACTGTTCCGGCGAATGCATCGACTGCCTTCTTCGCTTCTGCTTTCGACTCGAAGGTCTTTGTGCCTTCGGCGATGACGGTTTCGCCGTTGTCGCTCTTGAAACGCCAAGACCATACGCCGCTCGATCCTTCGCTGACTTCGATTTTCATTGAGTGCTCCTTAAATCAGTTGCTCGTGTGCGGTTGCTAAGCGCGGTGTTTATCGTAGTGTCCTTTTGTCGGCTTGCAAAAGACGATCCGAGCCAGAAGGCCCCGATAGTAGAAAGCGAGCCGATGATTGCTGTCACTACGATTAGCCTGACATCGTCAGAATAAATCTGTCCGCCATTCGGTCTGAAGATTTCCCAGGGAAACAATACTACGAACACCATCATAACAACAAGGCCAAGCATCACGACAGAGATTACGAACGCTGGCTGAATCCATAGCGATAGCGGCTGTCCCTCCGATGTTCGCATCTGCGCGACAGCAAGGCTGTAGTCCCGTGCCCCCTCGATCCCGCCGCCGCCTGCCTCTTGAATATTCAGGTAGTTCTTCTCTATGGCATTCTTGACGATGGTTGCTTGAACAGGATCGGCCTTTACGGCTTCGACAACCTCTTGTTCATTCTTCGCGCCGATGGCATCCTTCGCAACAGTGAACACCGCTTCTGCCGCTGCGATATTGCGATTCGATACCTCAGAGCCGGTGCCGAAAATCTTTGCCAACTGCGGCACGAGTTGAATGAGCGTCGGCAACAACGCCGCGACAACTGCGGGTATGGGCATTTGTTTCTCCTGTATGTAGCTCGCCGCAATGTCCGCTTCTTTGCCGCGTGCAATCTCGACAACATCGCTGCCGCCGTTAGCTGGTGGCAATTTGGGTTCAAGAGCAATTGCATCCACTGGCAGCGGTATCGGCAAGGGTTGCGCTTCTTCGTTCAGATACAGCCCGCCCGCCTCTTCGTATTCTCGCTTGAACTCTCCCATCGTGACAACGGGCTGACCGTAGGGACTCCCAGGCAGACTAGCCCATTCTTTATTGCACTTCGCAACTGCGGTGTCGATGCGGCCTTCAATGACATCTTCAAGCGCTTTGCGGCCCGCTATCAATGCGATTGCCGCAAGGTCTTGTGTCGGTGGCTCAAAGTTAATGAAGCCGTACTCGTTGCAAACACCGTCCCAGGTGCGCACGATAATTTGATAAGCGCCCGCCGCAGTCGACGTGTAGACCTTGCCGTTTTTGAGCTTGACTGTCGTCTTGATGCGCGGGTGATCCGCGAAGTCGTCGAAGGTGCCATATACACCGTCGGCACCCTTAAACAGCATTCCGCCAAACAGCGTGCGGTATCCATTCTCGCCTTGTGTGCCTTCGCCATATCGAATCGCCCACAGGAACGCCCGCACATTGCGCTTGACAATGTAGTCACTGAGCGTGATGTTTGCCATCAGTAATAGGGCGATTTCTTCGGTGGCCGATAGTCAGGCCGATGCGGAATAACCCACACGAGTTTGTACCACATGGCAAGGCAATAGATCGCAAGCGCAATTGAAATCCACACGGCATCAGGGTCCGTTTCTTGTCGCATGAAAACATAGTAAGACCGCGAGAACGCACCCAGGCTGACACCGCCCAATGCAACGCACTCAAGCACGGTCTTACGCACCATGCCATTGAAGCTCGCAACGACAGCCGTGACGCCTATGAAGAACCAGCACGCCGACGACACAAAGGAAAGATCGAGCATTCTCATTTGTCGTTGTCCTTCGGCTTGCCTCTATTTAACCATGCATCAAGAAAGCCGGATACAGCATTCGTCGACTGCACCCACTCCCACACGCGACTAAGCACCGACATGCCAAACAAGCCGAGCAAGAAGCCTGTGAGCCCGTGTGGCAACGAGAGCCACTGCGCAACCCATTCTGTTGCGTATAACGAGAAGAACGCACCACCAATCACCATGAGCACCCGCTCGAACAATGAGCCACTGACGAAGCGAATCGACGTGAGCGCACCAGCAACACCGGCTAAGCGCTGTATCCATAGATGAACGTCATCCCACATACTAGGCCGGATACAAGAGGGTAATTACCTCTGAGTCAGTCAGTGCCCCGTCATTCGCGGTGATCTGTATCGAGTCGCCAGAGCCAGAACCGTCTATCGTATAGGTCAATCCATCGAGTGCTGCATTGCATTGTGCGATGGTGCCATAGATGGTAATTTGCCTCGTGTTGTTATTCGTGATCGACGCACCTGTCTGCATGGCGGTGTCGAACCGAGCCTTGAATGCGTTTGCAAATGCGTAGCTGATTGCCGCATCAGTGTCGATGCTGTAGCAGCCTACGCCACGCAAATTCGGATGCGCAGCATAGGCAGCATCCCATTCACGCGTGCACTCTGCCAGCGTCAATGAGTTCGTCGTCATGTTGTAGTTCGACGAAAGCCCCATCATCACCTTCGTCTCTGCTAACGGCGTATTGACCCATGTGTCGATCTCGCCTTTCACGACGCCCGCCGTCTTATAGGCGACGTTGTCTGTGTATTGCGGATTGACCCACGTTAGCAAGCTCGTGCCAGAGTAGTTCGCGTCTGACATCGCTTTCATCAAGTTGCGGTTGTACGCGGCATTGTTCTTTACCGGAAAAACAATAGCAAATTTGACACCGAACGTCGCCTTGAGTTGCTGCGCTAAGTAGACCAATTCTGTCGCATAGTCTAGACCTGTGATGTCGGTATACCAATTGTTGAAATCAACACCGTGAATGTACGCTGCGCCGCCCAGACCGTTGATGAATGGGATTAGAGCAGCCAAAAGAGCATCGGACTGCGCACGCGTTGAATAGAAGAACGAATAACCAACGCCGCCCACGACGACGAAGATTTTTTGTCCACGATCCACGACCGTCTTTACTTCAGCCGCAGTAGGATTACCCGGCGTGGGCCAGGATGCCGAGCCGCCATCCATGCCGTTGCCTGAATTGCGAAAGTGAAACAGGCCGATGATGTTGAAGTTCTGGCTTATGGCCGTTATGCGTAGCGAAGACCAATACAGCCAAAAGCCGTAAATAATCTTCGAAGGAAAACCATCGGCAAGAGGAACAGTGCCTATGTCAACTGCCTTCAGCTTGCCATTACCTGCCGTGAGCGTGACCGTGAGTGTCGACGAATTAGGATCAGATACAGAGATCGGATAGCCATTCGCAACAGAGAACGTCATGTTGCCGCCTGATCGACCCACTGGCGCAGTGATAACCGGCGCACCGGCAGCGGCTTGAACAGTGATGTCAATGGTGTCGATGTCAACTAGCGAACCGTCTGAAGTCGACATCTGAATTTGTCCGGCACCGACAAAACCTGTGCTAGGTGTATAGACCACCGTCGCAAGTGCTGCGTTGATCTGCGCCTGCGTGCCTGAGATGGTGACAAGGTTTGTGCTGTTGCCTGTCACCGTCGCACCGCCTGCGGCAGACACATTGACCGTGCCGCCTTGCATCGTCAAGGTTGTCGTGAGCGACGTAGAGTCCGGATCGTAGACGCTAATGTTCGCGCTCGCGAGATTGAGCGCTGTTTGATACGCCGTTGTCTTCGCACCCGGCACGGTGTTGACGGGCGGTTGTGGTGCTGGCGCAGGCGGTGTACCGACGCCTACCGTGACATCAAAGCTGTCGATGTCGATGTTATACCCGTCGCTCGTGCGCAGTGTGATCGTTGCCGTGCCGTTGTATCCGGCAACCGGGCGCAAGTACATACCGTTCAATGCGCGATTCACGTTGACCACTGAGCCGGTGCATGAGACGCTTGCGGTAATGTTATTCCATATCAATGTCGCTGGATTCGGAATGACTTCAATCGTGCCGTTAGTTGTGCTCACTACGGCTGTGACGATTGGGGAATCAACGTCACCGACCTTGACTTGATTACCGTTCGTGTCGGAGAACTGCTTCGCCGTACCGACCGGCGTTGTTTGTGTCGCTGGCACGGTGTTGATCGGTGGCGCGTTGTCCGGTATACCTGACGGCGGCAACTTCAATCGAGATTTCGAAAAGATGCGCGGCATGATGTGCCCTTACGTTGCAGTCATTCTAAAGATGCGAAAGCCAACACCGTCGCTTGAGATGATGGCAGCATTGCCCACTGCAATTGTCTTTGACGTTGTGCCATCTTGAAAGGTGACACCGGCTTGAACGACAGGATTGATCGTCACTGAGCCACCGGACACGGCATTGATGCAAACAGAAAACCCATCGAGCAGACAGTCAGCATTGAACGTGATAACGATGCCTGCCCCCTTGCAGTCGGCGCAGCACCCGTTGTCGCCAAGGCGCATTTGTCTGCTTGCTGTCACGTCGGTGCCCGGCGCATCAGGGTCCGTTGCGCTCGTGCGCACCTTCGGAATGCCCGAGTTATAGAGATCGTTCAAACGATCAATGTAGTCTTTCTTGCCGTAATCAAAGGGGCGAGCAGTAGCCATCACATTTCCTCCACTGCAACGCGTGCAGCGTATATATGATAATTGGGCTGAGACAGTTGCGGGCTATCTGCAAACTTGCCCCAGAGTTGATAGCTTTGTTCAAGCAATGTGTCGTCGTCTTCAGGGAACAGACTCATGAACATTGGTTCTGTCACACCGTTCAGGCGGATCATGCGCAACAACGCGGCACGATCTTCCGAGTTCATGTTGCCAAGTTCGAATTCGATGCGCCGCCACTTCGGACCGCGCTCGCCGCGCAAGTCGCCTGATTCAGTGCGCTTGTTCTTGCTTGAATCCACGAACGTGACATTGTGTCCGAAGCTGAAGTTATATTTCGGCGACCAGACTGCACCGGCAATCAATCGACCGACTTCGATGTACGTGTCAGGATTGTCCAAATCATAGATTTGAATTTCGAGCTTGCGCACTGCGTAGCTACCGGGAACCCATAGCACGCCATAGCCACCATAGCCATAGGCGAACAGAGAAGCGCCGCCGCGCTGATAGAAGTTCTCGCCTAGCGGTGAGCCCCATAGGAACTGTCCCAGGCCCGGAGACGCTGCACACGCGACCGCACCCGTGTCGAACACTGGCACGGTGTCTGTTGCGAACGTATAGCCGAACGCACGCATCGTTGCTTGTGGTGTGAGGTTGTTGAATGCTGCCACGATACAGCTTATCGGCTCAGCCTTCGTCGGCCATGTGCAGACCACACCGGCATTGACGTTTGTTGCGCGCCAAACTTTGGCCTTGAGATTCGACAACAGATTCGCGGCAACGAGTGTGCCGGACTCGCTCGACGCAACAAGCGTTGCACGGTCGATTGCATTGTCCCAGATGATTCGAATATTGCTCATAGTTCAACCCCACGGGAACATGCCCCCTGGACCTCTCGTGTAGACATCCTTGTAGGCGTAGAAATCGGTGCCGCCCCATGTCACTTTAGCGCGGACGCATCCATGTAAAGCCGAATTCGATGAGGCATGCCCCATATATCCAGACGTACACGGATAAGCCGCTGAAGAAGGGTAGCTAGTAGCCTCGATTATTTTCTTTCTTGGATCGGCTTGCTGCGACAAGATAATTCCATGTTGATCCGACGGCAACACCGTGAATGAAGTGACCGTTAGCTTTCCGCCGCTATACGCTAATCCTGTTGCGCCGCCAATATCCCACGTTATCACTGGATTCGGGTCCATGCCAGAAAAGATCAGTGTAAGAATCTCACGCGGACCTGTGAAATTGCCGTTCGTTGGAAGTTGCCAAACGCCGCCTAGATCAGGGAATGGACCTCTACCCCAATAACCGACATCGCTCTTCAAGTCGATGCCGGTAAAACCGGGAACGATAACTTGATCGGCGGCTTGAACAGGCACAACGCGCAACGGCGAAGTCCTCATAATGTTATCGCGGTCATTGGCAATAGCAGCCATTAGATCAGCACCTTGATAGTGACCTGGGACGTTAGCCAGTTTACAGCGACCGACACAACTTGTCCCGTCTTGCCCGCAGACAAGTTAAATCGACGGTGAATGATCGTCATCGCTGCACCCACTGGTGTGAACATCAAGTTCGCAAAACCGACGAACTCATAGACGTGACGCTGTGTGGAACGCAAGTCAACACGTCGCGCACATTCATTGGTAGCGTTCATCTTATCCAGCAGCAAACAATTCTCTTGCTCTGGTTCACTCGACAAACCATACCTATCGCGTGATGCTTGATTAGTGGACAGGATGGTAAGCCACTCACGCGAATACATTGCCTTGTGATCTTCAGGGACACCGGCTGCGGTGTCCTCTTGCACTGTCCAATTCTTGCAGTAGCCAAGGCGCGCACTCGGCACCACTGGCAGACGATCCGCAATGTGCAAAGAACCCATCACCATGTCAGACTCAGTGACGATGATGGGTGCCTTGATGTCACTTCCCTCACTCGTCGCAGTGACGTTCGTCGCAAATAGCCATGAATCAGAGTTGCCAGGAATAGTGTCCCACTTACGCAATGCAGCACGAATAGAGACAACACCGGGAGTCGTCACCTTTGAGCTAGTGACTAGCTTATAGCCAGAGAGTGCCGTTCCACCGGCAGACTCTGCGTTGTTAGCGTTGGCCGGACTAGAGATCGCGAGTATGGTGTCGTTCGCATCGTACTCATAGAAAACAATATCGACCTTGCATCGGTGAGCGCCTGTGTACGCGCTCACGGTGTATAGCTTATTCGGCTCTGCCGCAATTCGACTGCCTGCGTAAACAAAATATCCGGCTGCGTTATTTTGCGTGCCTTGCTGATTCGCGTAGAACGTGAAGCCACCGGGTATGTACCATGACGGATCAAGGTTGATGCCAACATAGCCACTCGGCACAACGCCGCCAACAGAACCGCCGTATATCCAACCTGCCATGCCCGACGAGAAATCGCCATTGACTTGCAAGTTCACTAGACCTGGATTCGGTGGCGGCAACCGCAACTTCACGAGTTGCGCTTTACCAAGCGCGGTCATCGTCATGCGTGCACCAACAGACGCGGCAATCTCTTGGCACGCCTCTCGCACAGTTAGACGTTCTGTCTGGTATAGACCAACCGCCGCTTTATTGCTTATGTCGAACGCTGAGAAATTGTCCAAGTCAATATCTGAACGCTTGAACCGATTCGCGACGACGGTGCCCCATTCCATGACTAGGCGCTTTATGATTGTCGCCACGGTGTTGACGTATCCAGAGTCAGGACCAGCAGGAGTCAAGTCACCTTGCACGCTGCATGTGATCCGACCGTAGGGCTGCTTAGCTAATTTGAACGATGACGGTGCACCTGATAAAAATGACATATTCACAGGAATACCGTTATCGCGAACTTCAATCACGCTCTCTGAGACTCGCACGTGATAGGTATAGATCAACTGCGTCGCGTCTTTCAACAGCGGCGTGATGTTATGGCACTCACCCAGCGTCACCGGAATAAGTCTGTCCGCGTTGGTAGTATCGGTGCCGCTAATCATGGTATCGTGCAACGGCGACTCAAGCCGATAGAGCTTGTCGCGCAAACGCACGTTCACGGTGTCGCGCTGGCTGCTGTCAACGTCTTCGATGTTGCCATCGAATATCTGCCTGAAGTCCCGGCGCGGCCATGTCGCATCACCGACGAAAGCCTTGAGCCCCTTAAAGAGCCACACACGATCAAACATCCAATCGAGTTCACCGCTTGTGTTGTCAAGCTCGATGTCACCATACGATTGATTGCCCGACAAGTCGAGATCAATCGTCTGTGCAAACTCTAATCCGCCGCGCAGCAACGGCGCATAGTAGTTAGGTGGACCGTCTTCGATCTTCGTGACGAACCCAGACGAAGCGAAGTAAACAAACTCGGTGTTGCCTGTCACAGGATCAATGCACGATGTCTCGATCAACGTGATACGCACAGCCCGCTCATCAGACAGCCACGTCACGAACTGTGCATCTGTCACCACCGCCTGCGGCACGTATGGCGGATAGACAAGCGGAGGCTTGACCTGACTAGTCGCGAAGTCGCCCACGTTCCAATACGTGAGCACATACGGTGCCGGGATAGCTCGCGAAACATAGCCGCGTAGATGATTCGTCGCAGGCGACGAGAAGCTATATGTCGCAGGCAATGCAGTCGATGTCAGCTTACTCGGGACATACGAGAATGTTGAAGGCGACGAGAAGCTGTATGTCGCAGGCAGCGCAGTAGAGAATGTGACACGCCCGGACCATGCGTCGGGTATTGGGCTGCTGTAGCTTGCAGGCAATGCGACAGAGTTCTTTGTCGGCACGCTCGATGCCGCCATTGCCGTCGAACTATATGCAGTGCTCGATGCCGCCACGAAACGAGCGTATGCATCACCATGCCAACCGCCACTGAGCAAGTACGTTGCAGGATTAGCGACACTGACAGTGATAGCGCCACCAAGGACATAGACGTAAGAGCCCGAGACGAGATACGTCGCCGGAATTGCCGCCGACGCACGAGCAAAGCTACTGCTAGTCGATGTCCCGACAACACCGCTGTATGCGATTGGCAATGCAACAGACGCACGCGTCGCATAGCCATACGCCGGATGCGGTATGAACGTGTAGCTCGCTGCTTGTGCAAAGCTCGAAGTTACGAGCTTGAAGCTCACCGCCGACATCCTGGTGCCGCGAGACTATACGTCGCAGGCGACGCATCAGAGATCAACGCTGCAACGGCTGTGTCTGTTGCCGCTGCACCCACCGTGCTATATGCAACGGGAGATGCAGTGGTAACACGCGCAAACGCTTCGAAAACAGCAATCGGATTAAAGAAGAATACTGACGGCAGTGCCGTACTTGTGTAGGTGCGTCCTAGCGACACCGTTCGCAGGTTGTGGCGCAAAATCGTAGTTCGCTTGCAGCGCAATCGACGCTCTCGCGAACAGCACCGATGCTGCCGTACCCGCTAAGTTATACGCACCCGGTGTTGCGCTCGATGTCCGCGCAAATGCTACGCCGACATCAATCGGATTGAAGAAGAACGATGTCGACAGCGCAGCAGCTTGTGTAAGACGCGCCCGAGCGACACCTGTCGCAGGTTGTGGAGCTTGTGCGTATGTCGCTGGCAGCGCAACCGACGTTGTCGCAATAGCTGCGACGAATGTGCTTCCCGTCGCAGGTTGTGCGACTTGCGTGTAAGCGTGCGGTGATGCAACAGAGAACAACGCTGCGAGTTCACCGGCAAACGCTGGGCTGACCGTGTAGCTCGACGGTGTTGCCGTGGATGAGTAGACGCGACCAGCGATGCCCGTTGCCGCCGCGCCCGCGTAGCTGAAACCGATCGGTCCGGCGTTGCTGCTGTAGCTCGCCACGTCCGAGGCCGGGGAAAACGGCTTGCGAGAACGATCCAGGCGACGCGAACGCACCCCCGCCAATGCCACTAGAGCCCGGAGCCCCTGCAAGAGCGTACAGGCCCGGATTCGCAATGCTCGCGTAACCGCGCCCGGTGCCCGTAGCTGTCGCGGCGAAACTGTAGACCAAAGGCAACGCCGCGCTGTTGCCCTGCACGCTCGACACCGCTGCCACAGGCACGAGCGTGTAGACCACAGGCGCGACGTTACCGGCTGTCGGCACATAAGCGCTCGTGGCTGCAACCGGCGCGAGCGCATACGATGTCGCAACGGCATTGCTTGTGTATATCCGCGTGACAGAAGAAGTCGCGGCTGTCGGCGCATGTGTGTACGTTAACGGCAGCGCAATGCTGACACGATCAGCAAGTGACACCGCAGCCGGTGCTGCATGGGCATAGACGGCAGGCAGTGCCGTCGACGGCGTGTCGATGATGCCGCGTGCATAGGTGCTCGTCGCATCGGCTTCGACGAGATCGTATGTCGTCGGGTCTGCTGACGATTGAATCGACTGCTTCAGCCCTGTGTAGTAGACCAGCTTGTACGGCGAGACGATGCTCGCATTGACAGCAGTCGTCCAAACTTGTTCAGCGGCAGATGACCCTGTCGTCTGCGTGTTGACGCCCCAAATTTCCGCAACGAGTATGTCGCCATCTTGAACATCGACGGCTGCACCGGCAAATTGCTGATTCAGTTGCGGATCGACATTGATGCGCCATTCAATGCCGTAATTAGCTGACGCATTGAATATGTAGCCGACGACGCTATTGTTCGACGGACGCCAAACATACAATACCGGCCAGTGATAGGTATGCGCATAAGGTTGCGACATGCCTGCCGATACTTCCCAGCCCCATGTCTGCGCCGGAATGGTTTGCGCAGCAAGTCGCGGTGTTGAATGTCGACCAAAATAGAGCGACTGCTGTGTCGTGTTCGCGATTGAGTTAACCGTGCGCCCCACTGGCGCTTGAACCAATGTCTCGCTAAGCGAACTCTCTGGCAGGCCCGCATTCCAATTCGTATTCTGTGCCTTTGGCAGGCTGCTCGCCTTCGAACCGGCTGTAGGAGAATAGGCCGGGACATTGGCGTTGAAGTACAGAATCGACGATGGCAGGTACAGCAGCTTGTATTGCGTGACGATCTTCGACGTGTTGTCCGTAATACGCCACGTCTGCGTATACACACCCGCTATCGTCGGTGCTGATACCGCCCAGGCTTCGACAACAAGCACGTCGCCATCTTGAACACCGTCTACTCTCGCACCCGCAATCGTGCGAGTCGCTGTTGCCGGTGTTGCGGGCCATTCGGTGCCAGCATTCGCCGCTGCATCAAAGACATAGCCAACGACGGTGCTGTTCGATGGCCTCCACACATACATGACAGGCCAAAAGAACGTCTTCGCATTGGTGCTACCTTCACCGACTAATGGTGCGTAGTTCCAATTCTGCGCGGCAATTGTTTGCGCAGCGAGTGGGCGAGAAATGAAGCGCCCGAAATAGTTCGATTGCTGGTTAGTGTTTGATACCGTTGTCGTGGTGCGGTTCGTTATGTTGCCGGTGCCGCCCCAGAATGCACTCAGCACACCGTCAACACCGCTGCCTGTCGCGACGTTGTTGTTGCCAGCTTTCGGAAGTGATCCGGCCTTCAGTCCGGAGATGACGATGTTCGACGGGTCCGCGACGCAATAGAGATTCGTGATGCCGCTGAAGACGACATCCATCGGGAATGCAGCAAGTGCAAAGGTCGCGGGTGACGCAGCACTCGTGACATTTACATTCGCAGGCATCGCCGCTAGCGGTGCGAAGACAGCCGCGTCGCCGCTACTGATGAAGACTCGTGCTGCCGTCGCTGTTGCCGGTGCCGCCGTGACTGCATAAGTGGTGATCGGCAACGCGATGCTGTAGCCCTGCACGCTATCAGTTGCCGGTGTCGCCGCTACGTTCACCGCATAGGTTGCCGGTGATGCGATGCTGTACTTCTGTGCCGTCGATGTCGCTGCAACCGTAGACACCGGCCCTAGAGCAATTGGCAATGCGATGCTGTAACCCTGCACCGAACTCGTTGCCAACACCGCAGCATGCGCATAGGTTGTCGGCAGCGCATTGCTTGTGACACCGACAGGCGCAACACTCACCGACGACGTTGCCGCCACTGGCGCTAGTGCATAGCTTGTTGGGCTTGCAACGCTGGACACAACGCGTGTCGCTGTCGACGTTGCATCGAATACCGTCATCGGCGTTAAGATGAACGGCATTGCCGCACTGAATCGTGTTGCACTCGATATTGCAGCCGGTGCCGCATGCGCGTAGGTTGTTGGCAGTGCGGTGCTCGTATACGTCTTCGCAACGAGCGCTGTTGCCGCTGTTGCCGCTGTCGGGCCATAGGTTGTCGGACTCGCGACGCTCGATGTCAGAACCGGCGCACGCGTCACCGTGGACGTTGCATCGAACGCCGTCATCGGCGTGAGAATGAACGGTGTTGCAACGCTGCTGAGTGCCGCGATGTCCGTCGTCGCAGACGGCGTCATCGGCGAGAGGTCTATCTTGTCCGCGACGCTTGGATAGTTTGTCCCTGTCGGTCCGGTGTAGAACGTGAGTGTGTAGGGAGAGTCAATCCGGGTGAATTGTTCGTCCATTCCCCATGAATGCACACCCGTCGACATTGGTACAGCCGTACCATAAGTCTGTAATGCAGCCCAGGCTTCGTAGATAAGAACGTCACCATCTTGGCAAGTGATAGCGGAACAAGCATAATTCTGCGGGTTGCCTGTAGTTATACCGCCTGACCACTCAACGCCGCCAAAAGAACCACTACCATCAAGGAATGTGCCAACTACTTGCTGTGTTGATGGTCGATAGATGGCAAGATAAGGCCAGTGAAAAGTATTGGCACCTGTAGAACCTTCACCTTGATCCGGAACAATCGTCCACGTTTGCGCGGGTATCGTTTGAGCAGCAAGTGGGGCGGATTGATAACGCCCAAAGAACATCCCATTAAATATAAGCGTGCCGTTAAGCGTCAGGAGCTTAACTGCATTGACCATTGTGGTCGACAACGTCTTGCGATAGACGTTATGACCCGATAGTGAAGCAACTAAAGGGGTAGGACTAAGCAGAACACTCGTCGTGTTGAGATACGTGCCATCCGGAATCGTCGGCGACGTTAATTCAACAGAAGAGAAATAAAGTTTGGTTGCCATTACAGAAGATACTCCCCATTAGGAGCAATCGTAATACAGACTTGATTCAGATACTCCCCACTCAGCGTACACGTAGGGAAGACACGATTAATTTCAGGCCGAACCGGACAATCTAATTCAGGAGCAGGCCCTACGGCATTCTTATAGCATGCCCCGCAATGATTGCACACACCGTCGATCCTCCACCTCTCCCCCGTGTGAGGGACAAGGTAGATGACGCTAGTAGGCGTCTGCGACTCGATGACTACATTCGGGTCGCAGGTTTTGGTGTAAGCCACCGCACCGACTTATGAGTCAGTGAAGATCGTACCTGGGCTCGCGTTGTTGAACTTCACAGTGAACGAGTCACCGTCATTCAACGTCACGGCAGAACCGTGATCCCACCACATCACAAGAGCGTCGACAGGTGCCGCTGCGGTGTCATTGTAGATGCCGTAATAGCGAAACGGACCGATGGCACCGCCCGCTGCCGTCACGACAACCTGATTGGCCGCGACAGTCGTCACACCGGCTGCTTCGTTGATGGTCACACTCGAAAGGCGCGATACCGCCGCCCACACCGCCCGTGTAGCCAAAGCCCGTCGCAATCTGCGTGATGTCCGAGAGAATCGTGTTCGCCGCAGTTGGTGCGGTGTTGCTCAAGAACAGTTTGAATGTGTTCGCGCCCCAATTGTGGACGCCGCGATTCTTTTGTTCGCTGTAGTCATTGAACTTGTTTGCTGCTGGCATTTGATGAACTCCTGTTAGGCCAGAACCGGCCTTGAACGAGATTGATAGAGTCGCTGACGAGCGGCCCGAATGACCGCTTCGCTTTGCACTTGTGCTGATTGCTGCGCCGCAGTGTACGTGGCACCGATAGTGTTGCCTGCGTCCTGCCGATTCTCTTTGCGCAGCGCGGCGACCTCTTGACGCAATGCTCGCAACTCCCCTGAGAAGTCCGGCAGACCGCGAATGAAGGCCGATTCATTTTGAGGCAAGACCATTTCATCTTCGTGAAGCAGCGCAGGATAGTTGTTGTACGGGACACGCGACAGACCTTCGGCATGCGGATACCCGAGCATATACAAGTCATTGCGTGCAGCCGTAAACTCACGCAACGCTTGATCGACACTGATAAGCGTGTTATCAATGCTCACAAGATAACCGACTTGCCTCTCAAGCGCATTCAATTGCGATTGAGCAATATCCTGCGCATACTTCGTCGAGCCCGCAGCAAGCTCCATTTCTTGCGTGATCTTCTTGAACAAGTCATCGTAACCTGCGCCCGAGCCGTAGAACTCCCTGCCGCCTTGCAGCAAGGCTCGTGCAGCGTCTTGCATGCGCTGCACATCTTCGGCTTGATAACCACCTGTAACCGCCTTATCTTGCGCCACTCCGTACTGTCTTTGAAGTTCTGCCATCCGTTCTTGCGGATTGAGATTGCTCAAAGTCTGATCGACCCTCAGCGAATCATTGAAGTCTAGGAACGATTGCGTCGCGTCACGCATCGCATCACGCGTCGTCGTCAAGACATCTTTCTGCCGATCATACGCATCGCGTAAGGTATCAAGAGCATCGTTATACCTATCCGACGCCTCCTGATAGCGCTTAGCAAGGTCTTCCGTAGAACTAGCCGCCGCCTCTTCTGCTTCCTTGAGTTGAGCAAAGGCACCGGCAACTTTCATCATGGATGCATAACGCATCCTGTCACCTTCGTCTTCGAGATTAAGCCCTTCGATGACTTTACGGAAGAAGTCTTTATCGTATGTGCGCAATAGTTGCTCAGAGAACCCGTACCACCCACTACCTGCCTCATTAAGCGTCGCAGCAATCTGCTGATACTTAGCGCTTGCTTGCTCTGCCGGACTCAAGAAGTGCTCTTGATAGGTAGCAAGGTTCGACATTAGAACTTCAACACCGCCGGACAATTCACCGAGACTAACAGCAGCATCAAGAGAGATACTACCGAGTCCTTTAAGCACACCGCCGAACATCTGCAACTGCTTCCAATACTGTCCGACAGCAGCAACTTGCTCGAATGCAGCGAGCTTCGCTTCATCGGTCATGCCTTCGGTGATCTTGTCGAAGTAGGCAAGCATCTGCGCATCTAACCCAGAATTGCGCAGTGCTTCTACCATCACCGTTGCCTGTGCTTCGGCTAATGCCTTCGCCAAATCTTCCGCAGTGCGGCCAGCGTCTCTATTCACAACCTCGCCGTATTGACTGCGAACTTGAACCATCGACGGCGCATCACCTCGCGGGTCCATTGAATAACCAACGCCGAATTGTGCATTCGCTGCGGTGGAACCGAGCGCTTGCGTCATGCGCCGATAGTTACTGTTCAAATCCTTGACGGCACTCAAGGCATTCGAATCCATCTCATTGCCGTATTTGCCGATCAAGTCGCCAGCACCATAACCGGCAGAGCCTTCGACCTTTGGCCCGCCACCCTTACCGAACTTTTTGTAGAGTGCATAGGCCGCAACCGCAGCCAGGACAACCCATCCCGCCACCGGGATAGCACCCAGGCCCGCCATAGCACCCGCGCCCATCGAGCCTATCGTCCCTGCGCCGCCCGCCGCCGCAGCGGTGTAAGCCCCTGACGCAGCCGCGCCGACGCCGCCAAAGAGCGCTGTACCGGCATAGGAGCCCGCCATGCCGCCTATTCCGCCCATACCGCCGCCACCAGCACCGGCACCACCGGCTGCACCGCCCATGAAGCTCGCCCCGAAACCTCTCGCCGCACCCATGATCGTCGGCTGAAGAATCATCGTCTTAAATAGATTCTTAATAAGGTCCGCTGCCTTGAGCGAGCCCTTCATCAATTGATCGGTGAGTGATTGCCCGATCTGATCCCACGCCTTCTCGAATTCCTTCGCCGCTTCTTCAGCACCCTTCTTCGCAGCCTCTTTAACTTCGATGCCTTTCAATGCTTCGATCAAACGCTTCTGCGCCGCAATTTGTGCCTCTAAAACGTCATCCTTTCCGCCGACAGCAGCTAGTTTATCTTGCAGTCGCAATAATGTTGTTTCCGCAATTGCGCTCTTTAACTTGCCGAAGTTTGCGAGTTCTTCTTCAGCCTTTGTCGCAGCATCTTCCGCTGCCTTTACAGCAGCTTTGTCGCCTTTGTCCGCTGCTTCAAATGCCTTCTCTTCGGCATCCTGATATGCCTTCGCTGCCGCTGCTTGATCCTTTATCCCTTGTGTGTAGAACGGCTGCTGTTGAATCAAGTTATTGATAGCCGCTTGACGCTGCTTTTCTGTGAAACCTGCCTTCACGCTTTCAGCGTTTATCAACTTCATCTGTTCAATGAAGTTCTCGTTGTATCCGGCTTGCTTCAATTCGCCGCCAGTCACTAGCTTGTAGAAGTCTTCCGTTTTCTTCTTCGCATCTTCTACAGCCTTCGTGCCTTTCTTTACACCGTCGGTGTAGAAAGGTTGCTGCGCAATCAAAGCGTCAACAGCTTGTCTATACTGTTCTTCTGAGAAGTTGCGTTCTTTAGCCTCGCTGTTAATGAGATTCATCTGTTCGATGAAATTCGCATTGTAACCAGAGGCTTTCGCAGCGTTCGCTGCCAAGAGTTTGTCGAACTCTCTTGCGTCTTTTATTTGTTTGTCAGTCGGTCCTGTTTCTATTCTTTCTTTTCCGGACGCGTTCTCACCGCCCGCCGCCGCTGCCCGCTGCATCCCTTGATGCCTTACCTATCTCATTCAAATTCTTTTTGAATTTCGTCCACGTCAACTCTTGATTCCATATAGCGGCAACACGCTCTTTCAAGTTATCCGCTGCACGTCCAATAGCCTCGAAGTCCAATGTCGCTAAACCCTTACCCGCTTGCACAACCGCAACTAAACCAGCGCTCAAAATTTTCAGCGCTTTGTTGATTACCTCAATTGGGGCAATCAGGAGTGCAAGATATTTTCCCGCATTGGTGGCGAAGGTATTCATGCCTTCATTTGCAGCGAGCGAAGTTGCCGCGTCGCCCATGCCAAGCATTTCCATCGTCGTCGCTTTGATCGCGGTCTTGAATGCTTCTGTCGCAGGCACCGCACCAACGAGTAATGCCTGAATGTATTGCTGCGACTGCGAAGTGAATCGAGCATTCGCATCATTCAATCCATCTACAGCAGCGATTGACTCGTTCGTAAGTCGCGTAGTAAATGCAGACGCTTCCGCAAGCTCTTTCATTACCTTTAGCACGCTACCGGCACCGCGACCAAACAAGGCTTGCGCAATCTCTGTCTTCTCTGCACCGTCTGCATACTTGCCCATTGCCTGCGCAACCGCTGCTATGCGTTCCGCAGGGTCCATGCTTTGAAGGTCTTTGAAACTAAGTCCAATGCGCGTCAACGCTTTTGCTGCCTTGTCACCTTCTTCATCAGTTGACTTGAGCACACGCGTCATCTGATTCATGTAGCCAGCCATGCCTTGCATCGACACACCGGCTACATCGGCTGCGGTCTTTAGCTTCGCGATATTCTCTGCTGACGCACCTGTCATGTCGGCAAGGTCTGCATAGTCACCGGCTTCTGACATCAACTCATAAAGTCGCTTAACTGCATCAATTGCAATCTTTACTGCATCTTCAATAGCGTTCGCGCCGATAACACCTTTCATAAAAGAAAGTGCCATCGAGTCGCCTGCCTCCTGGGCACCTTTCGCACCTTTCTTCGCGCCTTCGCCAACACCGGCAGCGGCTTTCTCGGCCTTCTCAGCCGAGCGAGCGAACGCATCCATCGTGTCCTTGGCAGTGTTAACCTGCCGCGTGTCGATGCCGATGCCGAGTGTTGTTATGTCCACGAGCTATCCCTCGTCGACATCGGGCTCTTGCTCTTGCTGCTTTTCATCAGCAGACGCATCGCGCAACGCTCTATCCATGCGAACGAGCAAATCAAATTCCCACAATGTAGGCGTGATGTGTCGATTGTTGAAAAACGCTTGCAACTCCGTTTCTGTGATGGCAGCAAAGCCGAAGCCCGGTGTGCGCGTGCTGCTAAGACGAGTGAACCACTCCCAGAGATAGTCAGTCCCAGGAGGCAGCACATGGCTGCGAAGTTCAACGAGTTCGTCAGGAGCAACACCCGTCATCCTTTCGACAACTTCTAACGTATCGAACAGCGTTACGCCGTCTTTACCTCTTTTGCCGCCACGAGCACCGGCTTCGACGAACTCGCAGATGTCGACTGCGATGGCTTCAAAAAAGCAGCTTCATCCTCCAAGGCAGCGATGATGCGGTCTTTCCAACTTGGCTTCACGGCAAGTATCTGCACCACACGCTCTTTGCTGAATGGCGCAGGTTGACCCTTGACCGTGAAACCAAACCAATCGACAACGACAGCAGCCGCCATCTCGAATTCGTTCTGACGCAACGTGGAATCGAGTTGCTCTGCGCCTTCTTCACTTTTCAAATCGAAGCGCGTGCGCTTCACTGCCTGCCGACGAATAGCTTTCTGCCGCTGATGACCCAGCGTCTTTTGATACTCTTCCGAGTCCTTGCCGACGATGACGAAGCCTTCTGTCGGTTCGCCTTCTTCATCCCAGCCAACGGCAACGCGTTGCGTGTTAGGCTCTTCTTGAACTTGATCTAATTCCATTTACTTTCCTGTGATGTTAAAATCGTAGATGGTCAAATCTCCTGCGCCATAGACCATCTCAACGCCTATCTGAATATTGGTGCAGTATTCAGTGCCGCGCACCATCGGCACGCCATTCCACTTCGATGCTGCCGCATGCGCGAAGAATTTCGGAAAGTCCAGGTGAATATTCCCGTCCGGACCTACCGGATGATTATCGCCGTCGTGCTGGAATACAATGAACTTCCAACCCGTGCGCATGCCACCTGTCTCTTCGTTGCGGAACTTGCCTGCAAGCCCGCCGAATGAATAGCCCGCGCCCGCGAAGTACACGTGATAGACAACTCCGTCAATCGTCGTATCGTGGCTATACCATTGCGGAGCGCGGCCGTTCGGATGCCGACCATAGGTGCCCCAATTGCCCATTGGAATCATGATCTCGTGCGTCACCGACGCATTCGGAAAACCGAAACCCTGATCGACTGTCTCCTGAAGCCAGATGTCCCAGGACAGATGACCCTTGCCCGATGCATTGGCCTTCTTCCACTTGAAGTCACCCACAATCGAACCGGGTGCCATACCTAGTCGCTTAGGCACGAGTGTCGCACCCGGTGCTTGTCCACTTGGCACACGCCGAATCACAGAGCCGCCTAGCGGTTGCCAATTCTTCGACACGTCCTGCGGTGCACCACTCGGCGCAGTCGGCACAGTGACGCCATCAGGTGCCCGCACGGCATACATCCACGCGGGCCATTGATCGGGACCAGAGAACCCAGGCGCAGCACCATAGATAATGCCAGGATAGCCCTTGACTTCGCTGTAGGCACCGTTGCCGTCGATCTTCTGCCCTTGCTGGTTGAACTCGGGCCATTTCCACTGAATGCGGCATGCCATGCCACCACTCGGCGTCAACGTGTCCAGGCGATTGATTGCTTGCGTGAATTGATACGATGCATTGCCTTCGCTTAATCCACCTTCGCCCCAACGATTGTCGATCACCCAGAACTTGCCGATCTCTAGCATGTCGGCAGGATGCCGCACAACATTCGAGATATTCGGCACGCCTGCTGATGGTGCCGGTGCCGGTGCCGGTCCAGGCGCAGGAGATGGCGACGGTGTTGATGTCGATACACGCGGATCGAATGAATCTTGCCAACTATTGTTTGCCCACTTCCACCAACCGCCTGCCTCATTCTGCTGATACACGACGCCGCTGTAATAGATCATGAACTTCACGTTCGATGATGGAGTGTCAACACCGTTGCGACGAACAACGCCGCCGACAACTGACCATCGCGCACCTTCGCTATCAAAGATAGCGGGCGCATCCGGCATCGTTGTGCCACTCGGACTCTCTGCCTGCACCGCAGGAGGTGCCGGTGTAGGAGATGGTGCAGGCGGCGTCGGTGATGGCGCAGGCGACGCAGAAGCGGTGGAACGTACCTGTGAACGTCCCGACGAACGTACCTGTGAGCTTGCCTGCACCATCAGCATCAGCCATAGAAGTTCTCCTAGTTAATTACGAAGGAACAACCGCACTGTCTTGCAGTTCAATTGTTGTCGCGCTCGCCGCGAGTGCCGGTCCGCCGAGATCGTTGTAAAGCGCGACGAAGTTATACGTGCGCTTCAGGCCGGTTTCAACGTCATCCGGCGTGCTCGAATTGAGCTTGATCTTTTGCAGCGAGAACGTGTTGAAGTCCGCTGTGTCCGATGAACTCGCCGCCAGTGCCGACACGATGCTTGTCTCGACTTCATCATCGTACAAGTCAGGAATCTCGGCGGTGTCATAGTATGCCGTGAAGCTACCGCTCGCCATGAGTTTGCCGGTGAACACGTCGGGCCGGATATTGTCGCCCACAACAGGATCAGCCACCGCGCCGCGAGCATCGAGCGTCAAGGTAAGGTCTGTCACTGTGCCGCGCCGCGAGCCATTCACGATTAGTGCACCGCCCGCCGCCACCATGACAGCAGTCGTTGTCTCGCTTAACGGCGTGGTGAAGTAGCGCGTCGCCGCTTTGGTCTGATCTAGTCCCAGGAATGTCCAATCAAGGCCCGCATTGCCCGATCCAGGCAGACGCACGTTCACCGACGATGCCTTCACGTCCTGACTGACCTGACTGCGCGGCACTTCAGGAAACCACTCCTCGAATGAGTAGTAGATGTCGGTGTGCGCTGTCTCAGGTACATACGTGATGCCACCTGGGAAAATAAACGTGCATGCCGGGACTGCTGTTTCGATAGCCGGTACTTTGCGATTGAGAGGCATCACTGTGATGATGAGTGCCGACACGCCGACGATCAGCATATTGCGCCGCGAGCCGACAGCAAGGCCCGCAGTCGGACGAATGACACGCCCAATCTTCGCACCGTCTGTGAGCCACGAGCCCGTCGTGCGTGTGATGGTGTAGGTCGGTCCACTGCCTGCAACCGTTGCCGTCACGCCTGTGATGTTCGCAACTGCGGTGAACTCACGCATCAGCAATGCAGCGAAGAAGTCGGCGTATGTACCGGGCGAGAACAGTGCAGCGACAGAACCGTTCACCGTCACAGCACCGTGACGCGACGACATGAGTTGTTTGCGCGATGTCTGTTCAGCCTCGGTTGTCGTCGTCTCTTTCGCACGGTCGAACGTCGATGTGTCACGACGAATGATCTGCCCGCCGACAGAAGGAACAGCGAGCGTGCCCTTCGCCGTTTGCCGTTTTGCGATTAGGAGCTTATTTGCACCTTTTGCGATTGCCATGATGTGATCCTCAAAGAAGAACCGTTGATCTTTAACTAGCTACTTGCGCTTGCCAGTAGATAGTCACCGGAACTCGCCACTGTCCCTCTACCGGCAGACCGGCTGCTACTTCAGGGACTTCGGTGATATTCGTTTCGATGCCACCTTCGATCAAAGTAGTGCCCCGACGAAAGTGAGCGCGCAATGCATCTACTCGGTTCTCAGCGTCCCTTGGACCTTTACCCTGCGGATAGAACACCGCGACTTGCAAAAAGCCTTGTTCAATAAACGTGAGCGTGTCCATCATTTCGCCGTTAGGCTTATTAGGCACGAGCTTCGCCTCTTGATACACCGAGCCATCAGCCGGTGGAGAGAACGACACGTTGTCCCATGATGTCGGAATAGGCGGCATGAGCGCCGCAAGATGCTTCTCTAGCGCACGACGTATTTGCGGCAAGCTCATTTCAAGCTCCTCACCGCTGCCGCGATATAGTCCGTATACCGTTGCACTGTTAAGCGCACGATACCCGGTGGTGACGGTGCTTGTTTCGACCAACCATATTCCAGCCGCCTAGCGTATGGCAATGAGTTAGTGATGTAGACAACACCGCCTGCGTTCACACCTTCGACGCCTTGCGTGATGCGCGCAACAGTCGTCGATCCGTCTTTGTCAACTGCCTCAATCGTCGACGTATTAGGCGAGCCAACACCGAGCATCCAATTTCCGCGAAACCTGCCGGTGTCCACTGGCGACATGCGCGTGAGTGCAACCGTCATGTCGATCACAACTTTGCGCACGATCACATCCATCGACAAGTTTGTCTTGCGTTGGAATTCCCTGATGTCATCGGAAAAGCTCATGTGCCCCTCGCTTGCACTTCATGGAGCACGACAACGCCCGCAGGTTGCAGCGGGCGCGATTCAACTACTTCGAGACGATAAGCACCGAGCGTGACGACATCGCCGCTCTGCGGAATCGTGCCAAGATTGGGCGCAATCAACACGCGACGATCTCCGCTCTGAATGAGTGAGCCGTCGACCTCGCGTTGATTGTATTCAAATTCAACACCGTTGGCACTCCATACCACAACGGCTTCTTCGTCAACGAAGCCGGTATCAGGGTCATAACCAGCACCGGCACCTGGGCGAGACAGAAGCACAAGTTGCCCTAGCTCATTGAGCAAGTCAACCGCCGCTTGTGCGAGTTCGCCGTACAGTGCCGATGCCATCAGACTCTTTCGAAGGTGACAGCGCCGAGTCCGGCACCGCTGGTGTATGTCAAGCCATACAGCAAGTCCGTAATGACCGGATATAGCTTTGCTTCATCGGTGACAACAGTAGGCACGCCGTAGCGCAGTGTCAGCGGTCCCACAGTCTTTTCGAGAACAGGCGCAGGGTCTAAGTCCTTATACAGACTGCCCTCGACATGGCGACGTGCCGCTTCAGCCGTCGCTGCCGCCACATTAGGGTGAACACGTGCCGTTGCGGGTATCGTCGTGATGTCCCACAATGCTTCAGGACGAAGACGACGTGCGTAGATGAATTGTGTTCCACGTCGCAATGCTGCTTCGCGTTCAGTGGTTGACTTGTTGTCCCAGACGTTTTTCGCGTAACCGAGACTCGTCAGATATGCGTTGGCATCCTCTAGGCTGATGAAGCTGTCATAGCCCGGAGCCGGGTAGACGGCTACAGCCATGATACGTTACTCCTCTTGTCTCTTCCAGCCCGCACGCTCGTGAATCGCCACATCGGCAGCATTCACGTCGGCTTCGTTTCCATCGGCGTTCACCATGCGCACAGTCTCAGTCTCTACGCCTGCAACCGCCTGCGCTTTCGCAGACCTATCGGCAACAGCCGTCATGCCGAGTTCTTCGTTCACACCTTTCGGCGCGTCACTCTTTTCGGGCTCTGCGGCTTGAGTGCTCACGCTCTCATCTTCGATGATGGAAGCACTCGCCTTCTTTGCAGTATTCATCTTTAACCTCTCGATTAAAAATCTCCGGACCGAAGTCCGGAGTAAGTTACGCCCATACTTCAAGTCACAGGAGATAGATATGGGCCGGGCGTTCAGGGTTTGTTGAGCGGGTTGATCTGCGGTGTGTCACCACCGGGCGCAGTCGTCGGACCGCTTGGCTGCGTGCCGCCTTCGTCTTCCGGTGGCTCTGGCACATCTTCGCCGCGAGCGCGACGTGCTGCACGTTCTGCCTTCGCTTCGGGCGAATGACCATGCAGGCCGCTCTTGCCGGGTGCGCCGCCGCCTTGACCGGGTGCTTGTGATCTGCCTTGTGAACCGGGATCGTCTGGTTTTGCCATGAATAAATCTCCTTGATGTTTCAGGATTCGAGTTTTAGCTCGATGCGAAGTCACGATGCACTAGCGTGCATTGTGACGGTCGACCAACTCCGCGAGTTCTGCCTTCTTTGCATCAGGCGGAAACTGCACACCCTTGGCCTTGAGTGCTTCTCTCATTTCATCTGATGTCTTGCCTTCAGATGCTTTGCTCTCTTCTTTCGATTGCTGATACTGCGGTGATGCCGCAGATTCGTTGCGACGTTCTTCCAGAACGAGAGAACGTCCCATCGTGGTCATGGGCATCGTCGCCGTTGCCTGCGAGCCGTCAGGCACCGCCTTGACAACTTGACTGCGACCGTACTTCTCAGCCGACAGACCCGTTTGCAATTCGGCGTCCATGCCGTGCAACTGCGGCACGTTGACCTTGCCTTCATCTTCAGGCTTCGCGACTTCATCACCCTGCTTGCCGCCAGCGCTGAATAGACGCGGATCGTATTGCATACCGAATTGCTTGCGAGACTCTTCGTCAATCTCGTACTCGCAATCGGGTGTCGCGAGTACCTCGCGTGCATCGACAGGTTCAAAGAGTTGAATGCCATCGGTGGCCTCCAACCGCTTCTGCATCGCTTCATCGCTGCCGGTGTAGCGTAGTGCAATTTTGGGCATGTGCATTCTCCTTACGGCTTCGCGATGAAGATCGTATTGTTGATGGATGGTGTCGTGCCTCCGGTGTCATTGAATGCACGAATGTACTGTAGATAGGTGCCAGCAATCTCGTTGTTGAACGGGATTTCTGTCCGACCGACAGCAGTGATAGCACGCGCAGCGAGTTCGACAGGAGTGGTGAAAGCGAGATTTGTCGAACCTTGAATGCGCACGACGTATGTCTCGTCCACATTTCCGAAGTCAATCGCGCCGGTGTCCACGACGGCAACACCGTCCATGTGAGCATTGCCTACGTCGATGACGCGAGCCGAACCTCCAACCTGTGCGGGCGCATCGGCGACGATTGCGCCAGCGTCCTTCAGGAGCAGTAGATTGTCATAGGTGCGAGAAGGCATGATTGTCTTCCTTATGCAACGATTGGGAGATTGCCGATGTTGCGAATACGCGCAGCGGCACGACCGTGTTCGATCACGATGCCGTTGTACCATTCAACACGGGTGCGAAACACTGGCGCGGCTTGAAGCTCGCCGAGATCACGCACATCCATCGGGCCGTTTTGAATGCCCGAAATGCGACCGGCACCGATGCTCAAGATGTAGAGCGACGTTGCCGTTGCCGCGCCTGCCGCAGCCGCTTCATCGAAGCCGAGAATGTCATCGCCGCCGTTCGCGCCATACGCGACGAGCATTGGAATGTCGTTGTACTGCGAGATACGCCGACCGAATGCGTCTGCGCTGTATGTCACGTAGCCCGTCACAGTGGGCGTGCGCGCCGCTGCGGTGAACTTCCGGCGCATGGCCTTGGACATCAGGTAGTGCGTCGGGTTGTCCACGGTATCGGTCGCATCGTCGATGGTGCCCAATGACAAGGCCGCGCCGCCAGAAGTTGCACCCGCTGAAGTGACTTGCTGATTCACGAGACGCTTCTGCAAGCCGTCGAACTCGCGTGGGTTCGTAGATGAATCACCCTTGATGAATTTCAGAGTCCAGCCCGCCGCGAGCGACTTCACCTTCATGCGCTCGTGCGTTGCGCGAACTCCTGCGCCTTGCGTCTGAATGATGAAGCGGTCCACATCGAGATCACCGCCAGCGATGACGAGCGCTTCGGTTTGTGGATTGAGCACGCCGGACGATTCCGGAAATGCTTCGTTCACACCCCGGAAGCTGATGCCCGGTAGTGAACCTTCACGGTTGTACTTCAATGCGTTGCCAGCGATGTCTTCGAACGGCAGGACTTGCAGAATATCTGATTCCTGCGCAAACATTTCGATGACAGCCGAACGCACGACGTCGCCAGAATTTAGCTTGGCGGCTTCGACGAGGGTCAGTGCCATTGTTTCACCTTAAAGGATGTTCACCCTTTAGCGTGCAACACCGTGCGCTTGTTGGGCGCGGAAGTGTGTGATGCGAGCCTCGGGCGGGAGTTTGGATAAATCAGCACCACCTTTGGGGATGCCGTTGGTGCCCATTGCACCGGAACCCTGTGCCCTCGGCCAGAGGTGGGGCGCGTTCTCGCGCAGAGAAGCCGCCCACTCCTCGGGTGTGAGGGGCGTCTTGCCATCTTTTCCGAAGACAATTGTGTCGCCGCTCATAGCGATAACATTGCCGTCGTCGTCGATAGTCCAGCCCGCGCCCTTAGCGCGTAGCACGATGTCTTCCGTTGCTTCTGGCAGCGCTCCTGCCTTCTGCGATGCCTTGATGATTGATTCAGCCATCGCACGCTCAGCGAGCTTGTCGGCTTTTGCCTTGAGCTTCTCTCCGCGTGCTTGTTCCGCCTTGAGCTTCTTGTCCCAATCCGCCGCCATGCGCTCAGTGCGTTTGTTCAACACTTCGTCGATCTTGCCTTGCTTGATGAGAGTTGCCTCTTCATCATCGGCGAAGCGTTTGAGAATGTTGCGCACTGCTTCAGGGTCAATGCCTTCGAACTGCGCAAGATTGGCCTTGAGTTCTTTCCTCTTTGCCGATCAACTCGCCGTTCTTCGCCTTCAGTCCTGCGACTTGCTCGTTGACAGCAGCCTCGATCATGCCTTGCACGAGAGGCTTCAAGTTCTCGGGAATCTGAGGGAATTGGGAGGTGGAGCCGGTGGAGGAGGAGGAGGAGCACCGCCTCCGCCGCCACCGGCGGATCAGGGTCAGGTGAACGATACTTCTGAAGTACGTTTCGCGTCAAGTACATGAATCAATTCCCTTTGGGAGTTGCGTCTACGTGGGCGTGCAAGAGACTGTGCTTGGCGGCACAGGACCGTTCTGCGTCGGCGTTGCCTCAGTGCAAGTTGTCGACAGCACCGTGACACCGCTTGCTGCACTGTCAGCGTGATCGACGTGAATTTGATGTCGGTAATGCGCTCTGTCCAATGTGTATTTGGGCAATCAGGTGCACCAGCGATGACAGGGTCAGGCGGTGTCGTCGTTACGCTGAACCCGACGTTGCCGTTCTTGAATTCATCATCAGGGATGGCTACTGAGCCAGAGAGCGTCACCGGCTGCGGTGTCTGCCCAGGAGGTTGATTCTGACCGCTGGGATTGGTACACGTCGCGGTGATCGTGCCCGTTGCCGACAGGTTGACAACGACATCACCCTCACCCAGGCCCGCCAGCGACCCGGTTGCCGAGATCGACAGGCCATTGTCGATGAGCGTTGGGTTTCGATTCTGTTTGAAGTGCACGCTTGCGGCTAGCGCCGCCGTCATCAGAGTTGCAGTGATAAGGCGAGCGCAATCTTCAGCATGTTTATTTCCTAGTTGAGTTAACACGAATCGCGAGCCACGACACCTTACCGCCATGTGGCAGACGAATACAAGCAAATTCCTGCCACATCAAAGCCGTCGCGTCAAATACCCGACTAAAAACTCGAGTTATGCTTCGTTACGGCGTGACATGGCTTAATTTCCCGTGCTATACTTGCTCCATCAGCAACCCACAACAGAAAGCACACCATGAACCGCGCATTCACCTCAGCCCCATCATCGAAGACGAAGCCGCCTATGAAGCCGCCATCAAGCGCAGGATCAGAAGCGCCGCGAACGCTAAGTTCTTCCGCGAGAACGCAGACGCACAAGAAGTGCTCGATTGCCTCTACAGCGCGTCTAGCTGGTCCGAGTTCGCAAAGTCCCTGTCTGCCTCTTACGAAGACCGTGGCACCCTGTCGCCCGCTCAATTGAACGCAGGCCGAAGCATGCTCGCGAAGGCCAAAGCCAAAGCCGCAGCGAAGATCGAAGCCCGCAACGCACCGGCAACGATTGGACGCCACGTCAGCACCGTGGGACAGCGCGAAGTGTTCACGCTCACCATCAATAAGCTGATGGAACTTGAAGGCATGTACGGCATCAGCTACATTCACATCATGACCGACGAGAACGGCAACACGTTCGTCTACAAAGGCAGCAAGGAACTCGGCGAAGTCGGCGACACCGTGACGATGAAGGCCACCGTGAAGGAACATGGCGCATATAACGGCTTAGCCCAGACGATCATTAACCGTCCGGTGATCCAATAAAAAGAATAGCCCCACAAAATAGTGGGGCTTTCTCTTGTTCCGTTACGCGATAACGTGTTATACTTCGTCATCGACAACGCAAACAGAAAGCCCGAAATGAACAAGATCAGCAAAAACGACCTCACGATGACCCTTGGCACCGCCGCCGACATGGTTGCCCGCGCAGACAAGTTCGACGCAAACCAACTCGCCCGCGCCCGCGTCGTCGTTGCCTATTGGACCGCTCTGCGCGCCAAGCAAGCCCGCGCCAAGGCAGCGAAGGCAGCAAAATAAATTTGCGATGTAGCTTGCGTTACGTGATAACGCTGCTATAATTCATTCACACCAACAGAAAGCAGCAAATGACAATCGCACAAACCATCCTCTCGCAACTCGGCGGCAACAAGTTCTGCGCAATGACCGGCGCGAAGAACTTCGCGTTCGACTCCAAAGATCAAAACGGCTCGCTGATCTTCGCAATTGGTCGCAACAGCAAGGGCATCAATCGCGTTGCTGTGACGCTCACGGCTGACGACCTGTATGACGTGACCTTCTATTCGCTGCGCTCGCTCAAGCTGACGAAGAAGGCCGAAGTCACCGGCATCTACGCTGACATGCTGTGTAAGTCGTTTGAAGAAACACACCGGCCTGTATACTAGCTTCTGAGATTAACCGCACCGAGTTGTGCTATACTCGGTGCACACCAACCGCAAACAGAAAGGCGCATAATGTTCAAAATCCACGCAGAATATCTAGGGTCCGCTGGCCTAAACAGCCACTACCTCTCGCAGTCATACGCAACACGCGATGAAGCAGAAGCCGCCGCTCTGGCGATGAACTGCAAATCGTTCACGCCGTACTTCTTCCGCGTCATTGCCTGGGGCCAATGATTAACAGTGTGCTATAATCGAGGCACACCAACAGAAAGCAGATGATGACCGCACGCAAATCATTCGAAGAAGTTCAAGAATCCCGCTGGATGGCGGGCATCAATCGCGACATCGCGCAGGCAGAGAAGAACGGCAAGCGCGAAGACAAAGCGCTTGAATTGATCGGCACGCTGTGCAAAGAAGGCAAGACGGTCTATTACGTCAACTGCTACCCGCTGCACAAAGGCAAGATTCGCGAGTCCGCGAACAAGTGGGACTTGGTCGACTTCCTGATTCGCAATGGGTACGTGCGATGATTCACCGCTCGATCACCATGATGGAGCTTCCCTCTGGTGGATGGCTCTGGAAAGAGCACGACCGCACCTATAAGAGCGCAGCAACGGCCATGCGCGCTATCAGTCGCGAGAATGCGCTCATAGCCCGCTCTCGCGGATGGCGTCGTCACGGTGCTAACCTGGGAACCCTGCACCTATGCAGGACAACTCGCCGCCAAAGCCGTCGCCAAATAATTATTTCATTCGCGGTTGCGTTACGCGTTAACGTCGTGCTATACTTCGTCATCGCAACGAATTAACGAAAGACGCAAATGACCAAAGCAACCAAAATCACCTGCACACGCTGCAACGGTCGGGCAACTTCAGCTTCAATCTGACACGCGGCACGGTGTGCTTCGGTGCAATGGCGCAGGCTTCATGATGGTTGACGCGCCAAGCACGCCAAAGCGCAGACCGCAAAGGCCGCACGTCAAGCCAAGGCTGACGCCACGATGGCTCGCCGTCAAGAACTGGCTCGCCAATTCAGCGCTGAGATCGACGCACTGTACGGTCCCTTCGCCGACAACGAGAAGGGCGCATACGACCGCATGTGCGCTGCCAAGCGCAACACCGGCAAGACAATCGGCGAAATGGTAAGCGCAGCGCTCGCAAAAGAATAAAAAGAATTCGCACCGTTACGCTGTGACGGTGCTATAATTCCTCATCGCAACGAAATTCAGAAAGCACAAAATGACCAAATTCCAAGTCGGCCAAACCTACAGCACCCGCTCTGCCTGCGACCACAATTGCATCTTCTCGATCACCGTCGTGGCTCGCACCGCGAAGACAATCAGACTAGCAACGGCAAGACCCTGCGCGTCAGCGAGTATGACGGGCGCGAGACGGTCAAGCCGATGGGCTCCTACAGCATGGCCCCCATCATTGCGGCCTAATGTAACAGTTGGTTCGTTAGCGCGTAACGACGAAAAGCTCGCTATAATCGAATCTTCAGCAACCGACACACAGAAAGAAACATCATGGCCTACGTAGATCAAGACAAGAAAGCAAAAATCGCCGCCGCTCTCAAGCCGGTGATGCCGAAGGGATGGAAATACACACTCGCGTGAGCAACACACTCGACCATCGTCCTTGAACATCAGCGCTGCGCCCGTGGACATCATCGCCGCTCTGGTGCCGAGCGAGTATCGCAAGCCCGCCGAAATGACCTATGCTCAGATTTATCACAAGCGTGTCGACGAGTGCTTCATGACACCGACATCACGGCAATCTTCGAGAAGATCAGCGACGCTCTGAACCTCGACAACTTCGACAAGTCCGACAGCATGACCGATTATTTCCACGTTGGACACTACGTCGACATCAACGTCGGCAAGTGGAACAAGCCTTTCAAGGTTGTCGCCTAAAAATAAATTCACCGTTACCCGATAACGGTGATATACTCTAGGCTTCAGCAACCCGCAAACAGAAAGCAGACCATGACCGCAGCAAACAAACCCGTAGGACAAATCGAATGGCGCGACGATTCCGGCTGCAAGCATTGGGCAGAGTTCTTCACCGCTGAAGCCGACTCCTGGGGCGCGCAGAACGGTTTCCCCTTCGAGATCGCTTTCAACAACACCGGCGAGAAGCGCTTCGCTCGCATCTTGCAGACCGTTGTTCACGTCGCAATCGACGAAGACGAGAACGGCAAGCCGGTGTGCGACAAGTGGAACGTGAAGCGCACTGTTTACGGCACCAACTAAAAATAAATGCACCGTTACACTGTAGCGGTGCTATAATCTCTACACACCAACAGAAAGCAGCAAATGATAAAAGTTCTCTCCCCCTGGACCGTCGTGGATCGCAACGCATGGGGCAGCACCGGCAAGGTGTGGCAAGTGAGCCGCAAAGTCGAGATCACGCAACCGAACGGCAGCGTCTACCCTTCGTTCGAATACCTGAAGAACGGCGCTTCGAATCGTTTCACAAAGAAGAGCACGGCACAAGCCGCGTGTGACAAAGCAAACAACGCCACCGCGTAACGTGCTAT